TTACGTGGCGATCCCGGACGACGGGGGGGAGGGTACACCCCCCTGCCCCCTCCTGTCAAGGGCGAGTGCCTGTGACCTACCCCACATTGACAGACCCCCCGACCCCCTGCTACCCTCTCGCGCCTGCGATCCACATCCTGCCCCGACCCGGGGGGTGCGCGATCCTAAACCCCCGACCCACCCCCTGTCAACCCCCTGCCAGTGTGACGTACCCCACACCCCCCGGGGCTTGACATCGAACGGGCACCCCGGTAATGTTCTGGGTGTTGGAGCAACCGGCCAACGTGAACCTACATTCGTGAATAGTGGATCTCTGAGCCTGAACGCTCGACTTGACATCGAACGGGACGGCGTGATAGTGTGAAAGCACAACATCACAGAGGCAGTTCGTCACCGGTATCGCGGGAACCCATAGTGCCAGCGGGTTTGGGGCAGCATAGTGCCAATCGTACCCACGCAACACCAACTTGACATCGAACGGCCGACCTGATAGAGTGAGAATCACAACTTCACAAGCGGGAATGGCAAGGGCTTTGGTCCGACCTGTCTCCGCACACCGAGATCCACCGACTTGACATCGAACGGGCAACCTGGTAGATTGAGAGTCACGAACAACACAACAGAACATGAAAGTACGTCACGGTATGTCGCGGTAGTTGTCGCGGTTTACCGGACCAGGAATGGTCGACCTAGCGATGCTGAATCGCTGCCCGGAAAGCGGGCCACTGGCGAGGGTTGAGGGCGTACTGAAGTGTTCGACATAGCAGGCAGAGGTGATCGGAACGGGGAGTAAGACTCCGTTCGATTACAGGCACCATGACGAGCGAGGTTGACAGCCCTCGCATTGACCCCACCGTCCTCCCACGGGAGGCTTGACAGGGCGACTCATGGGCAAGCCATCCCCCGAAGCGGTGAACTGGTACGTGACAGGTATCAGGTGACGTGGCAAGGGATGAGCAGGAACGCGGGACAGCCCTAGAAGGGGAGACCGTAGGTAAGACCCTCTGCGACATGCATCCATGACATTGGACAGGCTTGGCGGGATGGAATGATCCCTAGCCTCTGCCACTAGGTATCGGGTTCGATTCCCGACTGTCCGCTTACCGGCAACTTGACATCGAACGAGAGGGATGACGTGGCACTACCTGTCTTCACCAGGCAAGACGACTCGACCCACGTGGTCATCTATGGCACCCCGGACGGGGAGCTTCTGGAGACCTATCACGCAAGCCTTGAAGCGGCGGAACGTGAGCAAGCCGTGGTCACTCGCCTCGGAGCTACCGGGGCACGTATCGAACAGCTAGGTATCACCGAGGAGAAGGCTCGGGACCTGCTGGCTGACCTGCACCGATTCGCCACCGGCGAACTCCAGCGGTCACTTGAGGCACGGGAGAAGGGGCAAGAGACCTTCGCCGAGAGGTGTGACGGGGCAGCACGTGCCTACGAGATCTGCGCCCAATACCTGCACGAACTCCTCTGAAGGGATGAACATGGACTACCGCTGGCTCCGGGCTTGGGACCGGATGATGGGCTCGCTGTCCTACTGGACCGAGGCACAGCTTGCCAACGCCAGGACGGACGAGGCACCGGCCAACGCGATCTATCGCAAGGCTCCAGGTGTCTGGGCGACCACGGATGACATCGAGAGCGTTGAGACGTTCCGTCGACTGGCACGGCTGGTCTGACATGGACGAGAGCTACCGCGACGAGATCGCATACGAGCTAGTCATCGTGGCCAACCTCCACGAGGGGCAAGGCAACATCCACTACGGCAGAGGCTTGCGATCGCAGGCCGAGGAATGCCTCGCCGGCAATGGGTCGGTCGAGAGCTACGCCCTGATCTTGGGCAGGGCAGAGGAGGCACTGTGAAGGCACGACTGAAGACAGCGGTTGCACGGCTCATGGTCGTCGGGGTGGCACTCGGAGCGATGGCTCTGGCAGACCCCGAGGCTTCGGCAGACCCGAGCTATGACGCCTATGCCTTCGAGGTCGGAGACGACAACGGGGACGGCGTGATCATGGAAGACGAGAGCGGATGGGACTGCGCCACGATGGGCAACCTGATCTGCGGACCACTTGACATCGAACGAGAGGGATAGGCCGTGAGGAACGTACACACCGTCCTGTGGGACCACAGCGTCGACCCGGAAGGCAACGCACTTGCCCTGGTCATCTACCGGGACCGGAGCTATGAGTACTTCCGCCACACCGACATGGGGGTCTGAGGGATGAGCGGCTACACCTTCGACCACAACGTGGACGGCGACCTGTGGGAGTACCAAGTGATCGGGCTCCCAAGCCTTGACAGGGCACAGCTCTGGTACCGGGCTCCAGGTATGGAGCGGTTCGAGATCGGCCACGGGAAGGACATCCCCGGGGGTTGGAGCCTTCAGATGGTGGCTCGGACCATGCGCCGGTTCATCAACGGAGACATCGACCACCCCGAGTACCTGGAGCTTCTGCCCGGGACTTGACATCGAACGCCTGGAAGGTCGCAGCGAGGGTTCGACTCCCTCGCCAGGCACGCAAGAGACACCACGACGGAAGGCAAGACCATGCGCTTCAGCAAGTACTCGGATGTCCAGGACAAGCTGGACGAACTCCCCGAGAACGCGACCGTTCGGGAAGTGATGACGGACGTGTACGGCGAAGACTTCGCAGCGGAGAACTATCGCTCGGGCATCTCCCACGTGGCCAGCGTCCATGAGAGGCGTGAGGGTCGGTACATCCGTGACGAGCAAGGCTTCGATCGCTACGAGTCGGACTACATCGAGTGCCTGGTCATCAACCACACTCAAGGCACGAGCCTCTACGGCTACGAGGAACCGGTCACGGTGGCCAACTACCGGACGCTCCAGGATGACTGGTCGGACCTCGAAGGGTTGAGTGATGGTCCGTTCTCGGACTGCAAGGTCATCGCCCTGGACCTGGACAAGCCTGCACCGGCCAACCTGGTCGAGGTGCTCGAAGGGTTGAGCGACTACCCCGTGCTTGACGAACAGGAGTGGTCGAACGTCGAGCAAGAGATGATCCAAGAGCACTGGGAAAGCTACGGGGCCAACGATGTTGCCTCCGAGGTAGCCGAAGCCTTGGGCCTGGACTCCCGGCTCGACCTCACGGAGTACGCACTCGGAGTCATCGAGCGGCTGGTCTGGGAAGGCATTGTCGAGTACGGCTGTGGCTCTGGCTACCCGACGATGGAAGACGTGTCCTCCTGCGACTTCGGTGGCAAAGAGATCGCACAGTGGCTCAAGGTTCGGGTCGGTCGCCAGGTCTCGGGCAAGACGAGCAACGGCTACGGCACCGAGTACATGTTCGACCTCCGCCGCCACAAGATGGTCGAGAACTGGTAAAGAGACCGCCCGGAACGGTTGTCCCCCAAGGGAAGGCGCGTTCGATTCGCGCCCCGGGCACGCAAGACATCACAGCTTGACATCGAACAGAAGGGTTCAACATGCCTCGGATCTACGTGGCCAGCCTGTCCGACTACAACAACGGGGACCTCCACGGGAAGTGGTTCGACCCCGAAGACTTCGACTTCGACGCGGACCACCTCTACGAGGCCGTGCAAGCCATGATCCTGGACGGTCCCGCTGCCAAGCGTGGAGAGGTGGCCGAGGAGTGGGCCATCCACGACTACGACGACTTCGAGGAGCTTCGGATCTCGGAGTACGAGAGCTTCGAGACGGTCTGCGACCTGGCCAAGCTGCTCAACGAACTCGACACGGAGGCAAGGCCGTTCAGCCTGTGGATCGACGCCATCGTGGGAGACATCACGTACTTCGCCGACATCACCGAGGCGGAACAGAGGTTCCGGGACGCCTACATCGGTGAGCAAGACATCGAGGACTACGCCTACGAGTACGCCGAGGAGGTGCTGGGCCTGGAAGGCGTGGCACTCGACTACTTCGACAGCGAGAAGTTCGCCCGTGACCTGGAACTCGGTGGAGACATCTCCGAGGTCGAGGGCTACCTGTTCCACGCCAACTGGTGAGAGGGATGGACATGACCAGCTTCGAGACCAACACGATCGAGACCCCGGCAGGCGAGTACACGCTCAACCTGCACTACGACGACACGGGAGGCATCGGCAACCCGCTGGAGGAGTTCGACCACGAAGGGATGGGGTTCGCCCTCTACGAGGGTGGCCGCTACCAGTCGATGAACACGCTCGACGGGCCAGCCGGTGACGTGGTCCAGACATGGCTCGATCACGGGTATGACGACGAAGACATCGAGCGTCGATTCGCGTTGTGGCAAGCCATCACTGGGGATCGCTCGGTCCTCGTCACAACTGAGATCTCGTCGGATCGCTCGACCTGGTACAGAGCCTTGGCTGTGGTCGGGTACGACGACAGGTTCCCCGAGTGGGACCGCAAGGCCGCGCTCTTGTCCACGCTCCGCGAGTTCGAGTCTTGGGCACGAGGCGAGGTCTACGGCTACACGGTCCAGGGACCGGACGGAGAGCACGTCGACTCCTGCTGGGGCTTCATCGGTGACGACAGCCAGGACTACATGATCGAACAGGCGAGGGATCACATCGACTGGGACGCAAAGGAACGGCTGAAGCAGGCCAACCGCGTCGGCTCCGGGTTCATCTCAATCATCTAGGGAGGCAAGGCAATGAGCGTTCTCGTCATCGGTCAGCACTACTGGGGGCACGCGGAAGACTTGGCGGGGGCCAAGGCCAAGTTCCGCAAGCTGGGGGGCAAGCTCTCGCTCGGGTACACCATCGCGGAGTTCCCAGAAGGGTTGGAGTTCAAAGGCGTCGACCAACTTGGCCGCGTCTTCTGGAGCGGTGACGGCGAACCGACCGTGACCGAGGTCAACCCGAAGGTGAAGCGATGAACCCTCCCAACGGCTGGTACCCAGCCCCGAATGGTGACCCGAAGCCTTGGTACTGGGACGGCACCGAGTGGGTCGGTCCAGTGATGAACCTGGAGGAGCACATCGTGGAGCACATGATCCCGCACCTGGAACGGATGTGGGTCGAGGGCTACAAGGCAGGTCAAGTCAAGATGTTCGGCACTCTCTGAAAGGCATTGCCATGTACGAAGTCTGGGCTCGGGACTACCGAGGGCAGGACGCATTCATCACCGACAGCCACAGCTACAACGTGGCCCAAGCCATCGCGGACAACATCACCGGACTCTCGCCCGAGGTCCGGTCCTGGATCGAGGAGGTCTGATGGAGATCGAAGACTTCGACATCAACGTGGTCACCATGACCGCATCGCGGATCGGTGAAGACGTGATCATCACCGTCGCCTGCACCAACGGACAGCCGTCCGTGAAGCACCTCGTCAACGACGGGAGCGACCTCTACGAACGCTTCCTCTCCCTGTCCGACCACCTCTACTCGATGGAGCACTGAGCCATGACCGTTCGCACCGCAGACCGCCAGCAATTCCTGTTCGACGTGTTCGTGACCGCCTTGGAGGGAGGCATCGGTTACTGGTCCGTCGCCAGCGAGTACCACATCTGGAAGCCGGGTCCCGGCCACGTCGAAGACATCGAGGGGTTCTTCGCCGTGGTCTCCGACGCCGAGGCAGATGACGACGAAGGCGACTTCCACGATCTCCGCATCGACGCCAACGTGATCGCCAGAGGCATCGGGCTTTTCGAGCGGTACGCCCTGGGCAAGATCGACAGCCTGGGGACCGAGGTCGCAGAGCACGCCATCGAGCCGGTAGGGGAGAACCACTACTGGAGGCAGTTCCTCCTGGCCAACCGCACCAACGGTGACGACGGCGACTACGACGCCGACGTGGCAGACATCATCGTCCAGTTCGGACTGTTCGGCGAGGCCGTCTACGGGTGATCCACAAGGCTCGGTGCGTCAACTGCACCTGGAGGCATAAGGCGACCACGCGATGGTCGCTGCTGGTAGCGGTGCAATTCCACAGGGACACAACCTGTCACAACGTCAGAGAGGATTGACATGTACGTCGAAGACATGAGCCTGGCAGAGGCTCACGACTGGGCCGCAGACCTCCACCGGCAACTGGCGGGGAGCCTGCTCTCCAACGAGCGGGAACAGTTGACCTGGGACCTGGAAGACGTGACCGGACGCATCGAGCAAGTCACGGCGGAACTGACCGAGGCTCGGACCCACCAGGCAAAGCTCATGGGCGACATGATGATGCCTCACACCTACGAGCGGTTCAACGAACTGGAAGCCGAACTCGAAGACGTGAAGGGCCAGATCAGACAGCTCGCCGGATGAGGACCGTCACGATACTCGCCGGCCTAGTTGGAGCCGTGATCATCGGCAACGCTCCCGCCATCATCGCGGAGGCTTCGGCAGGTCCAGGGTGTGAGCGCCGTAGCGCGGCGCACATCGCAGAGCACGGAGGCATCAAGGCCGACAGTGCATGGCACATCGCACACGGGGAGCGCCCAACGTGTGACGACGAGAAGCCAAGAGCCCATGAGGGTTCGGGCAAGGACAAGGACCGAGACAAGGACGACGACCGGAAGTCCCGGTTCTGTCGAACCCACTGGTACTGCTGAGGAGAGATCGCATGGCTGAACTGACACGGGAAGGGGTCACCATCCCGGGCCTGAAGGGCACGTGGGACCTGACCTACGACCTGGACGTGCTGACCCCCCTGGAGGCATTGGGCGAGTTGCACTCTGCCTTCCGTGACGGCGTGGCCGTCGACATCCGAGACGTGATGGACCAACTGACCCGACTGTTCCGAGAGGTGTGACATGAACCCGTTCACGAAGACGACCCAAGCCAAGATGGCCGCGTGCGCTGCACTGGGCTTGAGCTACTGGTCCGACCACCCAGGCGTGAGATGCGTTTGGGCGGTGAACGATCGGCAGCAAGCGTTCGTCGTCAAGATCTACAAGTCCGGGCACGCCGCGTTGCAGAACGAGGGCGACTCGTACATGCGGACGATCTACGACAAGCGAGGCACGAAGTCCGTCAAGGTCATCCGCACCTACGACGCCGGGGACCGCGTCCCCTTCGCAGCGTGAACGTCGAACTCATGGTGGCGATGCGGAAGACACGACGCCACCAGCGCACCGCATGGACCCCACCTCCACAACCGAAGGGACGCAAGGCATGACGATCACGACCGAGGTCAACGAAGCCAAGGATGATCTCGACACTGCGATGGGTGAGCTTCGCCGAGTCCACGTACTGCTCGAAGAACACCTCAACGTCGGGGACATCCTGGGCACCGAGTACTGCGTGTTCCTCGACTCACTCAACATCATCGAGCACAAGGTACGAAGGGTTCGGGCATCACTGTGACCATCGGAGACATCGCACAGCTACAGGCCGCTCTGGAGGGCTGGGACGAGGTAGCGGGCTACCGAGACTCCTACATCGCGGAGAACGCCGACGAGGACGGAGAGCCACCAGAGACCTCGCGCTACTGGGAAGGCATCGCGGACTACGAGTCCGACCTCGCCTACCAGGGCGAGCTTCTGGCCGACGCAATCAGAAAGGTACTCGGATGACCGACATCTCACCGGCCTTGATGAAGGCCGCAAAGCAGACCTGGCAAGGGGAGGGCAAGATGCAGCGTCCAGACGACCCGCTGGCGACGTTCCTGGAGGTGTGGGGCGACGGCTACCTTGCCGGTGACATCGGGTCGAACCTGACCTGCATCGAGGCAGAAGCCATCGCCAGCCTGTTCCTGTCGCTGGGCCAGGCCAACGCCGCCGAGGCGTGGATCGACGGCCACTCCGAGGGGGACGACTGCGGGGACATGCACTGTCGCTGCGACGACGCGGACTGCATCGCGGAGAGGGGCCAGGCATGAGGGGTGGCTACATCCGCGTCCTGTAACAACCACCAACTGACGAAGGAATGGCAAACATGTGGGGCTGACCGGCTCCTTAAAAGCACCTGAGAACCAGATCACGGGTCGATAACGGGAGTGTCCCAGGCTTGGCACACGAGACCCACTCGTGGTTACAGTAACCGCAGTTACTTCGCAATACAGCGGTATCGTTCGCCTCGCAAGGGGGAGCGGCTGTGAGGTAGCTGGGAGTCTACTTGTAACGAGGTGCTCACCGCAGGGGGTTGCGGCGGGCGGTTATTTTGAAAGGATTAGCTTGACAATGAACGGGCGCATCTCTACGCTTCGGGCACTCGTTCAACCACCTAAATGGGGGAATCATGACACCCAGCGACAAGCAAGAACTGTCGCTTGCCATCATCGAAGATCTGAAGGGCAAGGGCTATAGCCAGTCAGAGATCGCCGAGATGTTTGGCGTTACGCGCCAAGCAGTCTCGTGGCACAAGCACACATACGGAGGCAGGCTGACGCCCCGAGAGATCGTCCATCAGAGCTTTCCCTGGGCGGTCTCTACGGAGCAGAGCCAATCGTCGCCGTACCGCAGGATGCGCGACCACGGCGAGTACGTGGCTACTGGTGGCGTGGGCATGTCGGAAGACAAGCTCAAAAGGCTCCGCACCTTCTACCGAAAGCTGAGGGACGACAACCTCGTCCTGGAGTACGACCCTTCGCTACCCCCAGAGCCCGGGGTAAGCAACAAGGGCGGCTTCGCTTTTAGGCGTCGGGCACCAGAAGACGGTGATCTTCTGATCCGGGTGAATGAGCACACTCACATAACTGAAGAAGGCCGAATCATTTGGCGGTTCCCCCCCAGGGACCCGTAGGAGTATTGAAAGGCAAGTGCCACACCGTGAGTTGTGTCCACGGAGACGAAGTCGTCTTCATCGCAACGGGTCTGACAATGTTGGTTACCCGGGCAACCCTGTTGATGGTAGGCATTCGAGGCGACAGGCTGCTTGTGTATCGGAGCGTCGCGGTTCAAGAATCGGACCCGATGTTCCAGCCCGTCAAAGATCTCATCGGAGACGCCGAACCGCTCGTCCGGGACGAAGTGACTGATCCCGGAATGATGTTCGGCTCCGCTGAGTATTCCATCTACGCATTCGGAGGTGTCCCTGACCGCGTGCCGTAGCCAGTCTTCACCGGCTACCAACACGGTACCCATAAGCTGATAGGACGAAACATGACTGAAGTCAAGAAGATTCACCGCAGCGTCTCCCAGTTGAAGCAGTACGAACGCTGTCCCTACTCCTACAAGCTGGCCCGCATCGACAAGATGTGGAGTCGACCAGCAGCCTGGCTCCCCCAGGGCAGCGCCGTCCACACGGTCTGCGAGGTCTACGAGAAGCGCAAGCTCGAAGGCCAGGTGATGAGCCTTGAGGAGGCTCAAGATCTGTTCCGCGAGGAATACCAGAAGGAAGTCCACTCCTATACGGAGGTGACGCCGAACTTCGACTTCTGGTTCGCATCCGGCCCGTACAACGGTGAGCGAGACATCGAGCGCCGCTACGAGATTGGCCTGGAGCAGGTCGAGAAGTTCATCGACTGGACCGAGAGCCACCCGAACGAAGTGATCTGGGTGGCCCCGGACGGCACCCCAGGCATAGAGATCGGGTTCGACATCGACCTGGACGGAGTTTTGGTCCGGGGGTTCATCGACGCGGTCATCAAGGTCGAGATCGAGCCGGGTGTCTGGGAGGTTCGAGTCCGGGACTACAAGACCGGGAACACCCCAGGCGACGACTTCCAGTTGGGGGTCTACTCCGTAGCCCTGGCCGAGACGTTCGGCATCGAGCCGCCCCAGTTGGGCGACTACTACATGGCCGGGAAGAAGGGCAAGAAGGGTGCCCCGACCTACCCGTACAAGATCGGGGAGTGGACCCGCGAGGCCGTCGCGGAGAAGTTCCACGAACTCGAAGCCAACATCCAAGCAGGCCGCTTCGAGCCGGACCCCGAGCCGGACAAGTGCGCGTTTTGCGACGTGAACACCACGTGCGAATTTGCTATGGGCTGAGACTTGACATCGAACGAAAGGTGAGGCTTGAAGGAATACCGCACCGGGATCGTCCTCGACCCCGAGAGCACCTACTGGTACGTCGAGATGGGGGTCCTGAACCATCTCAACGGCGCGTCCCGGTATCCGTTCCCCACGGAGCACGCAGCCATCAGGTTCGCGGCGGCGCACAAGCGCCGAGCGCCCCACCGAGCCATCACCGTTCGGTACCCCGATGGCCGTGAACTTGACATCGAACCAACCGAGCTAGGAGACATCCATGAACACCCTGAGTGACAAGCTGCTGGACGGCTTCGATCCCAACAGCCCGCAGGAGCGGGAGGCACTGCTCGACCTGTCCAACGCGCCCCACGAGACAGCCGCCGTGATGCGGATGCACCGGGCGGGCTGGAAGGGCCGTCAGATCGCAGAGACCCTCAACTACCGGGGGACTCAGTTGATGCGGGCGTTGCAGCACGCACTCGACCAGGAGACCTACGCCCACGGAGACCGTCGCCCGATCCACGACGCCCTGATCAAGAAAGGCACCGCATGATCGCCGCCGAACTCAACGGCACCTTCATCGACCGCGAGATCCAGTTCGACTGGAAGTTCGAGCACTCGCGGGTCAACGCCAAGGTGTGGGGCTACGTCCGGGAGATCCACCACTCACCAGACCAGGTCATCGTGCTCCTCGCGGGCCACGACTCGATGGGCGACAAGACCGAGTTCGTCCTCGACCCGGGTTCCCGCGTCCTCGACGCATAGGAGGCACCATCTACACGCCACTTCAGAGCCTCTACATCAAGGGATCGGCGGGAGACCCGCTGCCAGTGGTGTTCCAGGGGCTCCACGCCAAGGGGACCGACTTCCTGCGGGGCCAGCTCTGTCTGGTCTGTGCTGGGGCCGGCACTGGCAAGTCAGCGTTCGTGCTGACGTATGCGCTCAAGGCCCAGGTCCCGACGCTCTACTTCAGCGCCGACTCCGACGCCTTCACCCAGCTTTCCCGGTCGCTCTCGATCATGACCGGCTGGAGCATGGAGAAGTCCGCTCGGGCAGTGCGAGAGTCCGACCTGGGGGATGCAGCGTCCACCTTCGAGAACATCCCGATCCGGTTCAACTACTCGGCATCCCCGACGCTTGACCAGATCGAGTCTTCGATGGCCTCCTACGAGGAGGTCTACGGCGACTTCCCGGCACTGGTCGTGGTCGACAACATCACCAACGTCCGTTCGGGCGGGGGAGGCGAAGACGACGACCCGTTCTCCGGGCTGGAGTCGATGATGGACTACCTCCACGACATGGCCAGGCAGACGAGCGCGTGTGTCGTCGGTCTGCACCACGTCACCGGGCCGTACAACGACGCGAACAAGCCGATCCCGCTGTCTGGGGTCAAGGGCCAGATCTCCCGCGTCCCAGAGTTGATCCTCACGCTGCACCGCGTATCGGAGCAGTGGGGCATCGACTCGCTCAACGTCTCCACGGTCAAAAACCGTGGGGGCAAGTCAGATCCGTCCGGGCAGGACTACATCGGCCTGGAGTTCCTCGGGGACACGATGCAGATTCGAGACCCCGCATGATCTGTCCCGCTTGCGATTACACCGACAACGGCTGGTGCTGGTGCGCCTGCCACTTGACATCGAACGAAAGTGAGAACCCATGAAGAAGATCATCGCCGCAGCAGCCCTCGCCCTGGCCGGGGCCACGCTGGTCGGGTGTTCGACCGACGCCGACGTGGCGTCACGCAACCTCTCGCAGGCTGCCGACAACTTCGAGGTGAACCGCCGCATCGTGTTCTTCAACGGCATCACCGACAGGTACCTCCTCACCATCGAGGGTCGGTGCTCGATCACTCCCGACAACGGGAAGCTCGACGTGACCTGCAAGCGAGGCGGGGAGTTCAAGAAGCACTTCCTCGGCCTGTCCGACAACGTCTCCTACTTCGTGGAGCAGGTCGACGGCGCGAACGTCAGCGACGACTTCTACCGAGTCACGTTCAAGCCCCAGTCCATCGTCCCGGACATCCGCCCGTCCTAGATCTCCCATGACCGTCACCTTGACATTGAACGGAAAGGCAGTAGACATGACCTCCATCACCAACGAAGACCTCCAGATCGCCAGCTTCGGCGGCGGCGGGGGCATCCGCCCCTGGGGCCTCTGGGGCGACAGCATCACCGCCAACGTGGAAGTCCCCGAGTACGAACGGGGTCCGGTCATCGCCGGTCGGTGGTCGTCCAATCAGGAGTGCGAGAAGGCCGACGTGCTCGACCTGACCGACACGTACATGGGACCGGTCCACAACCCCGAGATCCTGCTCCGACGAGCGAAGGAACACATCGGCCACATCGACTTCGACACGATGGTCGGTACGGGCCTGTCGGGCACGATCGCCGTGACCGAACTCGCCCGCAAGCTGGGCAAGCACTACATGGTGGTCCGCAAGCCCAACGACGGCACCCACTCGTCTCTGCCCGTGGAGGGCAAGGTCGGGAAGCGTTGGGTGTTCGTGGACGACCTCGTCGGCACCGGTCGCACGCTCAGCCGAGTGTTCGACGCGATGAGCGCCCTGACCCAAGGGCGTGGATTCGCAACCACTTTCGTCGGCACGTTCCTCTACGCCGACGAGTACGACGGTCCTCAGTTCGTGAAGGCCGACTCGCACCGGCACCACAACTGGCTCCAGTACTCGGAGTACTACCAGGGCCAGTACGAAGATCCGAACCAACCCAAGCCCACCTGGTACTGAACTTGACATCGAACGGAGAGAACAACATGTCCCCCAAGCCCGCCGCCAAGGCCAACCGATTCCACCAGGTCATCATGACCGCTCTGCTGGCCAACAAGTCGTCAACCCCGTTGGCTCAGAACGTCTCTGAGTTGAGCATCCAACGAGCCGCCAAGAGGTGGTTCAACTGAGACGCATCCTCATCACGGGCAGCCGTGACTGGGTGGAGCGCACGACCGTCTGGAACGCCCTGAACCAGGAACTCCAGACCTTCGAGGCTCTGACCATCGTCCACGGCGGCGCACGTGGAGCCGACAACATCGCTGACCGCTGGGCCTGGGGCATGAGCCAGCAGGGCTACAACGTGGTCATCGAGGAGCACAAGGCCAACTGGGAGCGCGACGGCAAGCGGGCTGGAGTGCTCCGCAACCAGGAGATGGTCAACCTGGGAGCCGATGTCTGCCATGCCTTCCCGCTCGGTAAGAGCGTCGGCACCCGGCACTGCATGGCCAGGGCGATGTCCGCTGGCATCCCGGTCGTCAACCACGGCTTCGAGCCGTTCACCAAACAAGCTCAAGAGTTCGTGGAGGCATACGGATGAGCGTTCAGGACACCAGCATCGAGTCCTACTACAAGTCACTCGACTCCATCCCCGAGACGGAGCGAGACGTGTTTCGTGCGCTGAGCATCCTTGGCGCACTGTGCAACCGGGAGATCTCCGACCTGATCGACAGGCCGATCAACGAGGTCACCCCGGTCGTGTTCCGGCTCCGCGAACGGGGCCTGGTCATCGAGTCCCACCGGGCGAAGTACGCGCCCACCAACCGACGAGTCATCTACTGGAAGGCAGTCCCATGAGCCCATACGACCCACGAGACGTGGAGTTCGTCGCGGCGGTCCTGGCCGCAGCCGACGAGGGGATCGACTGTTGGGAGCTTCTGACTCCCGACGAGCGCGAGCCCTACCTGACCCAGTCCAACGCGGTCCTCCGCGCCATCGAAATTGCGGGGTTCCTGAAATGACGTTGCGACTCAACATCTTCGGCTTCGAGATCGCCAAGCTCGAACTCGACCTGGGGGACGACGAGCCCCGCGACATGAACGTGGTCGACAAGGGAACCAAGGCCATGAGCCGCTGGTGGGTCAAGAGGATGGTCAAGTGAGCTTCCTACTCAGCGCCGTCTACGCGGCATGGTGGTTCATCTTCCCCCTCGTCCTCCTCTCGTGGTTCCTGTACGCACTAGAGCGCCGGAAGGAGAACCGTGCCCACCAGTCGGAGGAAGCCCGCCGCGAAACCGAGCAAGCCATGCGTTGACTGCACGCTTGAGGGCATCACCACGAAGCGGAAGATCGCTACGAAGCGTGATGGCACACCGGTTCCCGGTCCACGGTGCGTGACGCACCACAGGGCCAGGCGGAACGTCACCAGGGACACGGCGTGGGAGCGCCGGCTCATGGCGGTCTACGGCATCACAGCCGCCGAGTACTGGGCCATCTACGAACTCCAGGGTGGCTGCTGCTACATCTGCCGTCGAGCCACTGGCACGGGTCGGAAGAAGCTCTCCGTCGACCACTGCCACAAGACCGGCTTCGTCCGGGGTCTCTTGTGCGGACCCTGCAACCGGGACGTTCTGGGCCATCTGAGAGACGATCCCGCCGCGTTCCATCGCGGGGTCGAGTACCTGGTGAACCCTCCGGCGTTCCACATCATCGGAGAGCGCGTAGCGCCGATCGAACTGCTTAACGCTGCGTGACAACTTGACATTGAACGGAGGCAGCATGAACGAGAAGGTGCTCAAGTCGCTGGAGATCTCGATCGACATCACGAACGACACCCTGTCCATCTGGGCACCGGAGCACGTCGCGGTGGTGACCCGCACCAGCACCGACGAGACCGGCTGCGGGGTCATCTTCAAGCCCCGGAAGCGGGGGGTCATCTGATGATCAGGCCGAAGTACTACCGGGTCGACGTGGTCGTCAGGGCTGAGCCGCCTGACCTGGACACCGACTGGCTGTCACTCGCCTTCGAGCGGTGGCTGGAGTCCGAGGGGCTCGAAACCACAGCGGAGCCACTGGTCTACGAGGTGACTCACTTTGGATGAGTTCCAGATGCCTTGTGGCTGCTACATCCTGTACGAACTGGACGAGGTCTGGGACTACGGGTACGGCGGCGAGGTAATCGACCGCCAGGTGCTCGGAGCCGCCCACATGAGTGCTCCGTGCCGACAGCACGGGGGTACCGATGAGTGACTCCCTGATCGTCATGACCATCCACAAGTACTACCCGGGCTGGGACCCGCCGAAGGACACTGGGCGCGAATGGATTTCGTGCCTGTGCCCGTTCCACGGCGACAGCAACAAGTCGGCCTCGGTCTCGTTCAAGAATGATGCGTTTCGCTGCTTCGCGTGTCCCGTGAAGGGCGATGCGATCGCCATCATCCGATTGCAAGAGGAGGTGACATTTGCAGAGGCTCTCCGAATCACAGAGGAGCTTTCTCCGGGCAGCCACAGAGCGGTACCGGCGAAGCATGGAGGGAAGTCCAGCCGACGAGTATTTGGCGACCCGGGGTCTAGCGTTCCCCAGCATCAAGCCCGAGATGGACAAGTTCCTCCTCGGGTACGTGGACGACCCACTCCCTGGTCATGAGATGTTCCGGGGCAACCTGGCCATCCCGTACCTGAGATGGTCCCAGGAGCTTGGCTGGGCGGTTGTGTCAATCCGGTTCCGCTGCATCGAGAACCACGACCACACGGGCCACGGCAAGTACATGACGCTGGCCGGGGACAAGCCCAGGCTCTACAACACACTGGCCCTGCTCAAGCAGAGCCCGGTCATCGCCATCACGGAGGGCGAGATCGACGCCATGACAGCGCAAGTCTGCGGAATCCCAACGGTGGGCGTCCCAGGTGCAACCTCGTGGAAGCCCCACTTCCGAGAGCCGTTCCTCGGCTACCGGGAGGTCTTCATCCTCGCGGATGGGGACGAACCGGGGATGACGTTCGCAAACACGGTAGCGAAGACAATGCCCAACGCGAAGGTAATCCCTTGTCCCCCAGGCGAGGACGTGAACTCGCTAGTCATCGGCAGTGGGCCGCAGGCTCTCATGTCGCGGCTGACTTGACATCGAACGAAAGGAAAACCATTGAGTGAGTTGAAAGTTGGTGGGCTGGCGCTCATCGTCGGCCCGCTGAGCTTGTTCGGGTACGACGAGGGCACCGTCCACCTGGAGTACGGCGAGGTGGTCGAGATCGAGGGTCTGGAGGCCGAGAACGGCTTCGAGATCGCTTGGGTCTTCGGCAGGGCCTCGAAGATCCGCCAGTACATCGACACCTCGTCTCTGACCCCGCTGGACCGGCTCTACGACAACCCCGACATCGACTGGGGCGCAATCCACGACTACGTCCATGAGGAGGACGACCTTGACTGATCTGGTCAACCACCCGCCGCACTACGCGGACGGCTGGAGCAACGGTGCCGAACTGATCGACATCACCGAGAACCTCAACTTCAACCGGGGCAACGCCGTCAAGTACACGGCCCGCGCCGGGAAGAAGGACCCGGAGAAGGAACTGGAGGATCTGCGGAAGGCCGAGTTCTACATCCAACGCGAGATCCGCCGCCTCGGTGGCTACGTGGAGCAGGACTGGGAGCGGAACGTAGTCGCGTTCCCGATCGGCACCGCCGACTTCTTCCTCCAGCACCTCTCGCAGCCGGTCCAACCCCGCGTCTGGAACTCGCTGAACGACGTGCCAGATGACGTGGTGGTCGAAGACAGCGACCGGGACCGCTGGAAGGTCACCGACGAGGGCGTGTTCGTCTCGTGGGCCGTGTGGGACGACGACGAGATCACCGGGCACGACAACTGGCGGGAGGCCATCTCCGACTGCGGGCGCGACGGCTACGCCCCGTTCACCGAAGTCCTGTGATCGAGGTCCGTTCACCCATCCATGTTCAGCGCGTCGAGTACGTCTACGCCGACGACGAACGAGCGTCAATCGACATCAAAGCCTGGTTCCCGCCCTCGCAGGCGGGGCTCCTGGTGGCGCTCGCAGAACTGGACAACGCATACGACGAAGCCCGCCAGAAGTTGGCCGGGTACATCGAAAGGAATACATGACGAAACGCATCGTCATCATCTCGGACACCCAGATCCCCTACGACGACCGCAAGGCGTTGAAGGCGGTTGTCCGGTTCATCGGGGACTACCAGCCCGACGAGTTGATCCACATCGGGGACCTGATGGACTTCCCCCAGCCGTCCCGCTGGAACAAGGGGACCAAGGGCGAGTTCGAGGGCTCGATCTTCGAGGATGCCAAGCAGGCGAAAGTCCGCTTCCTGGAACCGATCCGAGAGGTCTACGACGGCCCGTTCGGGGTCCACGAAGGTAACCACGATCTCCGTCCCCGGGAGTACCTCGCCAAGGAAGCGCCCGCGCTGGCACAGTCGGGTGCGTTCAACATCGAGACGCTGCTCGACTTCGACGGCTTCGGCATCGAACTGCTGCCCGAGTTCTACAAGGTGGCTCCAGGGTGGATCACCACCCACGGGCACCGGGGCCAGATCTCGCTGTCCCGGATCGCCGGTAACACGGCGCTCAACGCCGCCAAGAAGTTCGGGGTCTCCGTGGTGATGGGGCACACCCACCGCATGGGAGTCGGCTCGCACACCTCCGGTTACGGCGGGGACGCGAACAAGATCCTGACCGGCATGGAGGTGGGCAACCTCATGAACATGCGGCTGGCTCAGTACCTCAAGGGCGGAACTGGCAACTGGCAACAGGGATTCGGACTCTTGACTGTCGACGGACAGCACGTCAAGGCAGAGCCCGTCCCCATCAACCGTGGCCGCTTCTCGGTCGACGGCGAAGTTTGGGAGGTGTAGGACTTGACATTGAACGAACTGCTGCCCGTGATCAAGCGGGCGGCTGGCTCAGTCGCGTTCCAATGGCCGGGGATCATCGAGGCCGATGACGTGGAGCAGTCGATCTACTTGCGGCTGCTGGAGTCTGACGGGTCCGTCGAGAAGATACTGGCGATGGACACCAGGGCTCGGTATCGGGCCATCGTCGGCATCGGTCACCAGGTGGCCAGCCAAGAGCGGACGGACTACGACCACTTCAAGGGCAGCTATAACTACTCGGTCGCAGAGGTCAAAGACCTTCTGAAGCAGGGGATCTTGCTGGTCCCACCCGCTCACTTCAGCGCGGAACTGCTCGACATGCAGGACGCCCTGACCGATCTGGCAGAGCGAACCCCGCAGTACGCCGACGCGATCCTCTCGCGGTACGTCCAGGAGGTCGTCCCACAGGCAGGTGCCGACAAGAAGCGCCTGTCCGACGCACTGACCTCTCTGTCCGACGAGATGAACAAGGTGAGCCGGCGACGGTTCGCCGAGCGGGACGGAGGCCCGGGAAGCCGAGAGGTGCTCTCGAATGCCCAGGCATACGCAACGTCCTCCGACCAGTACGGCGGCGAGCAATTCGATTGGGAGCGCAAGTGATTGCGATCGACAACCACCCGGACGCCGATTACTACGACGGCATGAACGAACTGGAATTAGCGGCCCAATGGGGCTTGGAAGGGAAAGGCGAGTAGTGGACAGCATTTTCGACGGAGCGTTCAACGGACAACCGTGCTCCGAGATGTACCGGGCTCAGGTCGTACCTGAACTGTTCCCCGACCAGCCGAGGATGCGGGTCGAGAACTGGCCCGCCGAGGACCGTGCGTACCTCGTCGGTGGCGAGGAAGCAAAGGCGTTCTACCGCAACGAGATCCTGAAGCGGGCTGCCTGATGTACGACACCGAGAGGGCGTATCGCTTCTACAGCGACAGCATCCTGGCCGACGAGGTCAAGGACGAGTTCAAGGAACTGGCCGACTACCTGGTGGCCGTCCTACCCGAGGGGCGCGAGAAGGCCCTGGCACTCACCCAACTGGAACAGACCTGGCACTGGGCCGACACCGCGATTGGAGATAAGTGACTGACGAAATCAACTGGGGTCCCACTGGAGAACTCGTATACAACCGCACTTACTCGCGGGTTAAGCCTGATGGCTCCCGAGAGACCTGGCCAGAGACGGTGGCGCGTGTGGTTGATGGAAACCTCGCGCTCGTACCCGAGCGGTATCGGGTCGAGGGGGAGCGTGACGACCTCGTCAAGCTGATGGAGGAGTTCAAGATCCTCCCGGCTGGTCGACACCTCTGGGCATCCGGCGTGAAGAACGCTCAGCACTTGTTCAACTGCTGGGTGTCGGGATGGACCGAGAAGCCCTCGGACCACTTCGATTTCACGTTCATGAGGCTCATGGAGGGTGGTGGTGTTGGGGCCAACTACAGCAACCACTACCTGGCTGACTACCCGGTCGTCCAGCAGGAGTTGTACGTCCACATCGTCTGTGACGAGGAGCATCCCGACTTCGAGGCTATGAACGCCGCAGGGCTGCTCTCCACGACGTATGACGCCGACTGGGTCGACGCCTTCCAGATCGAGGACTCTCGTGAAGGCTGGGCGGCTGCCCTGGTCGACCTGATCGACACCCACTACCGGGAGGACGTGAGCCACTACAACCGGGTCTACGACGTGTCCCGTGTCCGGGCCGCAGGTACCAAGCTGCGGACGTTCGGCGGCAGGGCCTCTGGCCCCCAGCCGTTGGCTCGGATGCTGATCGACGTGTGCGAGATCCTCAGCGAGACATACGCGATGCAACTGACCGGCATTGCCGCGATGGAGATCGACCATGCCATCGCTCAGTGTGTGGTGGCCGGTGGCGTCCGACGCTCCGCACGGATGGCGATGATGCACTGGCAGGACCCTCAGATCGAGGAGTTCATCGACATCAAGCAGAACTCGCAGTCCCACTGGACGACGAACATCTCTGTCGAGGTCGACGCCTTCTTCTGGGAGGCGGTCAGCAACAGCTTCATCTCCACCCCTGGGGAGAAGTACCGGGCAATCAAGGTGCTCAACGCCTTGGCCGGGGGAGCCGTCCGCAACGGCGAACCAGGCATGTGGGACTCGTCGCTGTCCAACGTCGGAGAGCCCAACCAGGTCGTCTGCACGAACCCGTGCGGCGAGATCACCCTGGAGCCGTGGGAGCCCTGCAACCTGGGGCACATCAACATGGCGGCATTCGTCCGGGAGACCGGCAAGGTCGACCACCTGGGGCTGATCAAGGCCCACCGGCTGATGACGCGGTTCCTGATCCGGGCCACGTTCTCCCCAGTCGGTGACCCGAAGTCCCGAGAGGTGCTGGACCGCAACCGTCGAATCGGCGTGGGCCACTTCGGAGTTGCCTCGTTCCTGGCACTGACCGGGAAGCGGTACTCGACCGCTCCCGCCGACAAGAAGTTCACGGCCCTCCTGCGGGGCCTGGCGGCTGAGGTGGACAAGGCAGCGGAGTCGTTCTCTCACGAGTTGCGTATCCCGGTGCCGGTCAAGAAGCGGACGGTCGCTCCGACCGGGACCATCGCCAAGATGCCCGGGGTCTCCGAGGGGATTCACCCGATCTTCTCGAAGTACTTCCACCGCCGCGTCCGGTTCTCGACGGTCGATCCCGACCAGTACCTCCAGGCGTTGCAACTGGCCCGCGAGGGCTTCCACCTGGAGAACGACAACTACGCGGAGAACACCGTGGTCGTCACCATGCCGACGAAGGACACCCTTGTCCAGGCTGTGGTGGACCGGTACGGACGGGACGCCGAGGAGTTGGTAGAAGCTGCCGACGACTTGACGTTGAACGAGATGCTGGCGTTCCAGGCTCTCTACCAGACGTGCTGGGCAGACAACGCGGTGAGCTTCACCGCCAACGTCGACCCGGAGGCGTACACGGCAGACGACGTGGCAGGGGTCCTGACCAAGTTCGCGGGGCTCATCAAAGGCTCAACGATCTTCCCCGAAGCGTCGTTCGAGCAAGCGCCATACGAACGAATCACGAAGCAGCAGTACGAATCCGCCATCGCCAAGCAGATCGCTGACGGTGTGGACGAAGACTGCGCCAACGGGGCTTGCCCCATCAAGTAGCAACACCCAACGAAAGGTAGCAACACTCTATGACGATGGCAGACCCCTTTGCCTCGGCACCAGCAGCACCCGCCCCCGCTCCCGTCCAGGACGAGGCTCAGCAGCAGCCCGTCCAGCAGTCCTCCCCGTGGGACAACCCACCACCGGAGGCAGCCAAGCCCGCACCGGCCCCCAGGCCGATCGTCGCTGGCGGCGGTGACGGCAAGGTCGTCCTGACCTTCAAGGGCGGCACGGGATTCGACGCTCCGTGGATCGTGGTCCACGCATCCGATCTGGACGAAGCTGCGTCCTACGTCGGCGAGAACGCGGCGAAGTTCATGGAACTCATGACCCGAGTCCAGAACGCAGGCAAGCACTTCGCCGGTATGGGAGGTGGCTCCGCGCCCGCCAACAACGGCGGCGGTGGCCAGCAGCAGCGTGCCCCGCAGAACGGACAGCCTCCGCAGTCCCAGCAGGCCCCGAACGGCGAGAAGCGGTTCTGTGCCCACGGCGAGATGCGGTTCAAGTCGGACGTGTCCAAGGCGGGCAAGCCCTACAAGGGCTTCTTCTGCACCGAGCGCGACCGCAACAGCCAGTGCGAGGCCCAGTTCCTCCGCTGACAGCTTGACATTGAACGGGTTGGGGGGTCGGGTTCGCCTGGCCCCCTACCTAGTTAGGACACCATGACTGCACCACAGACAACCATCGCGGAGTTCTGCAAGGCCCTGGACGTAGTCCTGGCCGAGAACGACCGCCTGAGCCGGGAAATCGCTGCGCTGAAAGCGAATCCGGCCAACAACCGCAAGAAACTCGGCAAGCGGGACGCCGACACCATCCGCCAGATGAAGCGAGCTGGCTTCACCCAGCGCGAGATCGCAGCGTCGTTCGACGTGAACCCCGCAACCGTCTCTCGGATCATCCGGGGGATCTACCACTGATGGACGTACACGAGACCTACCAGCGGTTCCTGAACGAGCCCGTGGGAGATCTGCTGAAGCTCGGGGCTGCGTTCTACACCGCCACGCGGGAGCACCGCGAAGGCCAAGGCAACTCACACGTCGAGTTCTTCCTCGACCGTGTACGCGATCTGGCATACGAATTGGACTGAGGGACAACATGAGACAGCACCGAAGTGAAGTCGCCGGGCAGCCGGTAGTGATCAACGTCGTGGAACACGAAGACGACCTTGAGGGCTTCCGGGACTTCATCCGGGGCAATCTCAACTTCCTCGGTCTCGACTCCGAGACGACGGGCCTGGACATCTACTCGGACGGGTTCCGTTGCAGGATGGTTCAGTTCGGAACTCCCACGGAAGCGTGGACCATCCCGGTTGAGAAGGGGCCTCGGTTCCAAGAGGACGTGCGCCTGGCGCTCAAGGGCGTCGGGGGGTTCGTTCTGCACAACGCCTCATTCGACCTCCAGGTCTTCGAGCAGACGCTCGGGGTACCGATGGAGGACTTGTGGCCCAAGGTCACCGACACGAAGATCCTGGCCCACCTGGTGGACCCCCGGGCACGGATGGAAGGCGGCTCCGGTCACTCGCTGGAGGAGTTGGTGTCCCGCTACGTCGACCCCGAGGTGGCCGAGAACGTCAAGGGCCTGATGTCGAAGCTGGCCCGCGAGCAGAAGTCGACCAAGAACAAGATCTGGTCGATCATCGACATCGACCATCCTGAGTTCGAGTTGTACTCCGGGATGGACCCGATCCTGGCCGCTCGCCTGATGCAGCGGCTCCTGCCGATGGTCCCCACGGTCTCCGAGAAGCTGGTCGCATACGAGCACAAGCTCGCGTCGATCTGCGCGTACATGGAACGGACGGGCTTCCTGCTCGACACCGACTACACCCTCCAGTTGTCTGCTCGCCTCGCTGGCGAGGAGGACGCATGGATGCAGATCGCCAAGGATCTGGGCTGCGAGAACGTGAACTCGACCGACCAGGTTGCAGACGTGCTCGAAGCGCGGGGCGTGAAGATCAAGGGCCGCACGGCGACCGGCAAGCGCCAGGTCGACAAGAACCTCCTCGCGGATCTGGTGAAGCAGGGCGACGAGTTCGCCAAGGCCGTGGTCGAGGGGAAGAAGGCCGGGAAGTGGCGGAAGACCTGGGTCCAGAAGTTCCTGGAGCAGGCCGACTCCAACAGCCGGTGCCACGCCCACATCAACCCGCTGCAAGCCCGCACGGCTCGCATGTCGATCACCGGCATCCCGGCCCAGACTCTCCCCTCTGGGGATTGGATGATCCGGCGATGCTTCCTCGCGGACGAGGGGCACCTGATCTCCTCCGTCGACTACCAGGCCCAGGAGCTTCGCGTCCTGGCCGCGCTGTCTGGGGACAAGACGATGATCCAGGCGTTCAAGGATGGAGCGGACCTCCACCTGATGACGGCCCGAGCAGCGTTCGGTGAGCACATCACGAAGGACGACCCGGAGCGGAAGTACGCCAAGGTCGTGAACTTCGGTCGGGTCTACGGCGGCGGGGCCAAGACAGTGGCCGAACAGACAGGGCTCGATCTCAAGCGGGCCAAGATCGTGGTCGACGGCTTCGACAAGGCGTACCCGATGGTCGCCAAGCTGAGCCAGAAGCTCCAGCGGGAGGCGGGGCAGAACGGTCACATCACCACTCCGACCGGTCGACGGCTCCCAGTCGACCCGAGTCGCGCATACAGCGCACTCAACTACCTCATCCAATCTTCGTCACGTGACGTTACTGGCCGTGCGCTGGTGCGTCTCCACGACGCGGGATTCACTCCGTACCTGCGACTTCCGATCCACGACGAGATTCTGGCGTCGGTTCCGGCTGAGCAGGCTGAGTGGGGAGCGGCTGAGATTGGCCGGCTCATGGCCGAGGAGATGGGACCGGTGTGGATTGGCACCGACCCCGAGGTTGGCGGTCGGTCGTGGGGCTCGCTCTACGGCGCGGACCTCTGAGACCAACTTGACATTGAACAGAAAGGTAGCGAATGAAACTCAACCCACCGTGGTTCCCGGACTACTACGTCGAAGTCAGCGACACCGGGCCAGGGGCGTTCATACAGAACGCAACTGACGTGCGACTCACCTTCCGGGTGAGGAACGAAGACCTGGAGGACGTACTGCGAACCCTGTACGGCGACAAGGAACTTCCCCCGTTCATGAAGGGGATCACCAGTGGAGCCTGAGCCTCTGGAACTTCCGAAGCACTACCGGCAGATCGAGATCCGGGTGGAGCTAGCGGACGACCTGCTCAGCCTCGTCTGCCCGTACATCCCGGAGTACGTCGAGCCGATCCACCTGGACTACCTGCTGGACAAGGTGTTCCAGCAAACCAAGCAAGCACTACGCGAGAAGGGATACCTGCCTGATGGAGGATCGTGAGTTCTTCGACCACATCTACCAGGTCTGGTCGAAAACCACTGGGGCCAAGGACAAGTTCTGGATGCCCGAGGAGTACACCGATCGCTCTGGCCGCTGGAAGGTCTACGCGGTAGACGACGAGCAGCAACGGACGCTGATTGCCGAGGGGATGAACGAGCCCGACTCCGACTGGCTCACGGCGGCGCACGGCTGCTTCGGCGACCTGATCCGGCGTCTCGGTGACGCCCTGGACGAGGCCGACAGGCTGGACGCGGAGAAGGACGAACTGATCGCCATCCACGCGGGCCTGGAGATGGAGATAGACGAACTCCACTCGCGCATCGAAGCTCTCGGCGGATGAGCGACCTCCTACGGGTCACCGACGACTACAAGGTCTATTGGTTGGGGGAGGAGGTTGGGATTCTCTCCACCCCGATCAAGACCGAGTGGATGTACGACAACTTCCGGTACGTCGGCTACGAGCCGTACCTCCGGGAGATGGGGATCAGTTTCCGCATGGTCGAACCGCCAATCCCACCGAAGCCCAAGAAGCGCACCCGAACTGAAGCACTGGGCTTAAGGAGGCCGAAGTGAAGAAACTGCTCCAATGGCTCCGAACGGGCCACTGGCCCAAGCGAACACGTCCCCCGGAGAACGTCCACGTCGCAGCGGACCCGCTGTGGCGACGGGACGGGGACACCGTGACTCTGCTGTTCATCGACGGCGGGTCCATCACCTACACGTCGAACAGGAGAGAGCATGGCTAAGCGCCAAGGGGCCATCGAGATCCAGGTGCTCCCGATCATCACCACCCCGGAGGAGGCAGCCGACATCGCCACCGAGGCGTTCTACCACGTCGGAATGTCCTGGGAGGCCGCAGAAGACGAGGCCCGGAGACTGCTCGGGAAGTTGGGGGTGGTCCACGTTGACACGACCGGACTGGGATGAGTACTTCCTCGGCATCGCAAAAGCGGTGGCCGAACGATCCGACTGCGAGAGGAGCAAGGTCGGTGCCGTCGTCGTCAAGGGTCGCCGAATACGAGCGACAGGCTACAACGGCGCTCCAGCAGGTCGCCCGGGATGCGGGACTTGTCCTAGACGACTGGCAGAAGTCGTTCCTGGTGTCTCTGATTACGACTCGGGAGCAACCCGTTGTGTTGCGATCCACGCGGAGGCGAATGCGCTTCTCTACTGCGATCGAGAAGACCTTCAGGGAGCTACTCTCTACATCACCCGAGAGCCCTGTGCGCCCTGCTCCAAGCTGATCGAGGCCGCTGGCATCACCGACGTGGTGACCCCGGAGACGCTCTGGGTCAAGCACTTCCAACATGTCCCACAGCGGATCATCTTCGGCGTCGACCAGAAGGAACTCGAAGACTGGTCCTTCCCGGATACCGCGACGGCCATCGAGCAACTCGACCGGATGGCCCGCGCCTACGCCGAGGAGACCGCGATCCCGCCCAACAAGCCCGCCTACACGCTCGCGGAGATCTTCGCCGAGCGCGACGGGCGGTACATGTTCTAGCTCCGCTCGTGTACCCTGACCATTCCTGAAAGGAGCCTGTGAAATGACGGTGCAACCGATTGCCGAGCCTGGCTGGTACCCGGACCCAACGGGACGGGAAGGTCGACGGTGGTTCAACGGGTTCGAGTGGACCCAGGCTGAGGGAGAGACTCCCCTGCCCCCGCCCTCTGTGGCCGCGAGGCCCGCGAAGAAGCCGCTCAACGCATTCTTCGTGGTGCTGGCATTCCTGTCGGCGCTGCCGACGCTGTATTGGTTCGCCGTCTTCATCGAAGGTGGTGGACAGAACGCCATCAGCGCATTCGTCACACTGTGGTGTGGCATGTGGACATACGTCTGGTGGTCACTCCGACACCGCTGATCACCGTGCCCCCTGGGCTGGCCTTCGGGCTGGCTCGGGGGGCTCTTTTTTTGTGCCCAAAATTGAATAGATTGTCTATGTGCTTCAGGCCCGGTCGGGCGCAGTCAAGCGGCTTGGAGGCCGCGAGGTAGGGGGTCTGCCGCCGTCTCCTCCAGTGCCGGCTCACCCTGGCGGGACAGCATCACCGTCAAGTGCGTTGCAGCCAGCAGCCACAGCGGGGGAATGGCCGCGATCACCATCCCGATAGGTCCGTGAGCGTGTGCCACGTTGCCGATGACCGAGACGATCGAGGAGAAGATCAGAAGCGTCCAGGCGTACCAGGCGTGCCTGCGGAGGGCGACCGTCGCACTCGTCGCCACGATGACCCCGCCGTCGATCACAATCGGCAGCATCCATGCCTGCCCGGACGAAACTCCGTTGTTCGCCGCCAGGTCCGACAGGGCCGTGAACGACAGCGAGAACGCCAATCCTCCGACCAGAATGGTGCCTGCGGTCGCTGCTCCTACGGGACTGAAAACCCTCACTGAACTGGCCTTTCGTCGTGTATCAAGTGTGTTGTGTTCCAGCACCCCAGTAGTCTACACTTGAGACTATGGCCAAACAACTAAGAGCCCTGGTGGGAGCACGTGTCAGTGTAGTTCAGGGACCACAGAAGGTGTCCCATCTGGCCCAGCAGGAGACGGGTGAGAAGTGGGTCCGGGAGCGCGGACACCTCATCGTCGGGACGTTCCGAGATCTCGATGTGTCAGCGACCGTATCCCCTTTCGAGAGACCGGATCTCGGTCCCTGGCTGTCCCCGGAGCAGGAGGACGAGTGGGACGTGTTGGTGTTCTCGAAGATTGACCGCATGTTCCGCTCGACGCGGGACTGCGTGAAGTTCGCGGAGTGGGCTGAGCAGCGCAAGAAGATCCTGGTGTTCGCCGAGGACAGCATGACGCTGAACTACCGCGATCAGTCGGACTCGCTGGAGAAGATGATGAGCGAACTGTTCATCTACATCGGCTCGTTCTTCGCGCAACTCGAACTCAACCGCTTCAAGTCCAGGGCGAAGGACTCCCACCGCGTGTTGCGTGGGATGGACCGATGGGCTTCTGGCGTACCGCCTCTCGGCTTCCAGGTAGTCGACCACCCATCCGGCAAGGGGAAGGGCCTGGACACCGATCCGGTGGGCAAGTCGCTCCTCTACGAGATGGCCGGGAAGCTCCTCGAAGGCTGGTCGTTCATCCGCATCGCTGCCTGGCTCAATGAGTTAGGCGCACTAACTAACATGGACAGGGCACGGCAGGCCAAGGGCCACGCGCCGAAGTCGAAGCCCTGGAACGTCTCCAACGTGATCGACATCCTCACGTCTCCGAGGACGCAGGGGCTCAAGATGACCGGCAGGGGGAAGCACGCCAAGACGGTGCTGAACGCCGAGGGCGAGCCGATCCGCATGGCTCCAGCCACATTCGACGCCGACACCTGGAAGAAGATCCAAGAGGCAGCCGCCAAGCGCCAGGGGAACCCGCGCTCGCGGACGCACAGCGCGAACCCGATGCTCGGTGTGGGCTTCTGCGGAGTCTGCGGAGCCTCTCTGGCACAGCAGTTCTCGCGGCCCCGAGGAGGGGACAAGGTCTACCGGTCGTACCGGTGCGGTCGGACGCCACTCAACTGCAACGGGGTCTCGATCCGTGCGGACGACGCCGACACACTCATGGAGGAGACCTTCATGGCCAAGTGGGGCGACGAACGGGTCACCAACAAGGTCTTTGTACCGGGGGAGGATCACTCGGAGGAACTGGAGACCGTGGTGGCCACGATCGAACGCCTTCGGCGCGAGTCGGACGCAGGGCTGATCGTGAGTGCAGACGATGAGCGGGTCTACCTGGAGCGGATGAAGTCACTGATCGACCGGCGCACGGCGCTGGAGGCCACACCCCGCCGTGTCGCTGGGTGGGCCATCGAGGAACTCCCTCACACCTACCGGGACGTGTGGGAGACCGAGGATCACCGACAGCTATTGATCGACAAGGGAATCCGGTTCGAGTTAAAGTCGAGCAAGCCGGTGATGAGCTTCGCCATGTTCGAGTCCTCCACCTCTTAAACGCAAAAAAGCCCCCCTCCAAGGACATTGAGTCCCGAGAGGGGGGTTTCTTTGTTATGCGAGAGAGCGGTTGATCATGATTGCGGCGAACCACGTCTTCGAGCCACTGGCATCTCCGATGAGAGTCCCAGCGTTGGTCGACCCGAGGGCTCCCGCAGCGGTCAGATCGCAAGCGGGGCGGATCTTGTCACCGGCCACGCAGTAGAGCGGCATGGAGCCGCCGCCCATCGTCGTGTTCTGCGGAGGCTGTGCGTTGTTACCGCCGTTCTGGCTAGTCCAGCCTTCCCCACGTGCGGCCAGCACGTTGTTCTTGATGACGCCGGTACCCCAGAAGCGGTCAGCGGGTTGGATGCCGCCTGACTCCACACGCATCGGGAACATGTACCAGCCGTCCACACCGATGGTGAGCGTCTGCGTAGCAGCGTCCCACTGCATGTCCGGGGTGATCCGGTCGACGGTGTCGAGGCAGTTCGCAGGCAGCGCCGTGATCTGGCCCGTGGCCCCCGACTTGGAGATCGAGGAAGCCGAAGCGCGGAAGGCTCGGAAGCCGACGCCCCGCGTCTCGTTGGGGGTGTTGTCGTTGGCCGCGAACACCGACATCGTTCCTGGGGTGCCCTGGCCACCGGCTCGCGCCGTCGCCTCGAAGCCGAGACCAACCTTCCGGTAGTCCTGGCCGTAGTGGCTCACTGCGCCCGTGTCCGTGACGGTGCCGATGATCTGGCTGTTGATCTGAAGCTGGAACACCCGGACACCGCCCGCCGTGCCTCCACGGAACTTCACCAGCGAGCCAGCAGGCGCACTGTAGAAGATGTCCCCGGGACCGAACAGGGTCGTGTTGCCGTCGACCACGCAGCCCATCCGGGCGCGACCGTAGCCCACCCTGGCGAAGCAGAAGCGGGACGCGGCTGCGTTGGACCGACCGATGGCGTAGTCGTAAGACGGCGAGAAGATGCCGAACGGGCCTTCATCCTCCGACCGGCGTGGCATCACGAAGGCGACCTCGAAGTAGTCGCTGAGAAGCTCGTCGGCGTTGAACAGGTAGAACCGTTGGGCGCTGTTGCCTCCCGAGTCGAGCCACGTGAGTTGGCCGTCGACCGTCGCCACGGAGCCTGACCCGGAACTGATCACGTTCGTGAAAACCGAAGGCACATCGGAGGAGTTGTTCCAGTCCCCGACGTTGACCAGGAGCCTCTTGCCCGAGTTCTGGTTGCCATTCTGTTCGGCCTGTAGCTGAGCGAGAGCCGCATTCGCGTCTGCGATGTTGGCCTGCATCCCACGGAGGGTGTCGAACAAATCCCCAAACCCGAAGCCCGACCCGAGCAGGTTGCCCGCGCCCTTCACTGCGCTGTCGAGCAGTTGGCCCAGGCCGTCAGCGAGGTCGTTGGACCCGCCGAACCCACCGACTGCGGTCTGCGGGACGGTGCCGTTGTTCTGGAGCTTGGAGGTCTTGCCGGTGATCTGGTTCCACCAGTCCTTGACCGCCTGGACCGCGCCGTTGATCGGCGTGACGATGAGCCCACCGAGGATCTCCATGATCTGGCGAAGCTCGACGGAGACCGTGTTGAACGTGGTCGACACCCACACCTGGAAGTCAGCCAGGTTGAGCGGGATCTTCCGTGGGTCCAGCGCCGCGAGGATGTGTTCCACGGCCTGGCCGACATCGGTGATCGGTTGCGAGATCCACTCGGGGATCAGGGACTTGAACGCCTCCAGGGCTTCCAGAGGCAGCTTCAGCAGGACATCGCGGAGGATGTCGAACATCGTGTCGAGCGTGGCGAGGGGAACCTTCACCAGGGCGTTGACGAACGACTCGTTGATGTCCTGGCCGAAACTGGTTCCGCCCCCGCCAATCTGGAATGCCCCAACCCCCAGCATGGTCGCCAGGGAGGTGGGCATCGGTTGATTCGGGGCTGTCATCTGTCTCCTATGCTTCTGCGGCTACGCGGACGATGTGGAGCCGATCGCCTGCGATGCGCTCCAGTCGCTCCGTCCTCAATTCCTCACGGAGGCCCCCGATGTCCTTGCGAACCTCGTGGAACCCGCCGCTGATGAGGGCGTGGATCTCGTCAATGTCGTGCCGGATGTTCGTGCTGTGGTCGTTGGTGACCTCGTAGCGGAGTGCCTCTGTGGCCTCTTTGTTCTCCTGGTGCATGGCCTTGGTCTTGTGCTGGCCACGGAGGGTGGCCCAGGCGGCGATGATGGCCGGGAGTCCGACGAGGAAGTACGGGATGAGGTCCAGGAACGTCTCCGGGTTGTATGCCGGGTTCACTCCGAATCGCCATCAGCGAGAAGGGCTTGCAGTGCTTCGAGGTCGAGGGCCTCGGTGTCGTCGGTCATCAGTGTCCTTCGTTGAGTTCTTGTGCGACGTTCGGCTTGGGGGGTCCATCGGGGACCATCCCGGCAGCCTGGAACTGATACAGCAGGGCGTGTTGCTCTTGGATCGTGAGGTCTTGGATGTTCGGGATCACGATGGGCTCGGGGTCCTGGTCGGTCACTCGGACCCACCGCGCCGCGTTGTTGTACGTGTGGTGCGGTCCTCTGAACGCATCCTGAAATCTGATCTGCTGCTTGGGAAGCCGACTGACGTGGATGTTTCCGTCCTCGTCAGCCAGCCCCTCCAAGTAGTCACGGTGTGCAAAACCCGCCTCCCACAGATGCTTCGACCAGAGCCGCAGGAACCCGGAGTGTGTGACCACCCCTGAGCCGGCGAACGATGGAAGACTGCGGAGAGCCCAGAGCGCGTGCTCCTCTGGCTTCGTTGGATCGCATTCCTGTTGGGAGGGAATGGGTTTGTGCATTGGCGTGCCTTTCGTTCATTGTCAAGTGAGGGTCAGAGGACCCCCATGCTGCCCAGACCCGAGTTGATCTCCCGAATCCAGTCGAGCGCCTTCAGTGCCGGATCTTCCGGTTCGCGGTAACCGATGGTCAGCCGCCAGCCCTTCGAGCCGTTCTCGTCCCAGCCGTAGCCGATCCTCGACACTCGCTCCACGAACACCGTCTCGGGGATCGGGAAGCCCAGGACCGTTGTCCCGACTCGGTTTCCGAGCCAGAAGTGGCCGTGGCCTCCTTCGCCGACGATGTAGGGAGCCGCGTCTGCGACCGTGATGGTGTGCGACGAGTGCGCCCTGGTTGCCCAGATCTTCGCCCGAATGGCCATCAGCGCCGAGAGGGTGAACCCTCGGTCTGCTCCATCCGCCCACCCTTCGTACAGGTGGAAGTCGCCCAGCCCCGTGATGATGTTCTCCAGCCCCGGGAGGGGCAGGCTGAGACCCGCTGCACGAAGCGTCGGGATCTCCATGAACGCCAGGAACACGTCCTCGTAGAGGATCTTGGCCACCGCGTCCATCGCGCCGCCCAGGGGAGGGAGGTCGATGGCAGTGCCGAACGCCCCGCCCGCCGCCATAGCGGAGTTGATGAGCGAGGTCACGAAGTCCCCGGCCATGTTCACCCCAGCCGAGATGCCCTCGTTGATGCCAGGCATCGAGTGACCACCCGTCACGAAGGACGTATCAGTGGCCTCGAAGTACTGGAACTCCGACGACTCGATCCCCGTGAGGGGACCTTCCTCGAACACGACCCACGGAGCCTGCGGCGAGGTGCCCAGGAACCACGGGGTGTAGTACTGGCCGGGATACGTTGGGTCCCCGGTGAACACGTCGACACCCTCGGTGTAGCCGTCCGATGCGATGTTGACCACCGCACGGATGAGGCCGGTGAGCAGCGAGCCACCGAAGGCGGTCTCCGTGCCCCACGCCGAGTTGTCCACGATGTCCCAGACCAGGCAGCCGTGCCGGATCGGGATGAGCGAGAACAGATCCTCTGCCCACACCATGTCCAGTTCGCCCGTCAGGTTGGAGAACGGGTGCGGGTCGCCGTCCAGGTAGCGCCGGGTGACAACGGTGAGTTGTGCATCCTGCAAGACCTTTTGGGCCACGTCGTGCCACGTCTTGAACCGTGAGAAGACGATCGTCAGGTTGGAGTTGTCCCCGAGGAGCGGGAACGGCTTGACGATGTTGCGCCAGGTGCCGGGGTTGAAGCTGAACGGCATCCACTCGTTGATGTCGAGCGGGTTGTCGGGCAGCGTCCACAGCGATGTCTCCAACCGGAGGAGGTTGACGAACAGCGTCAGCAGCAAACACCACTTGGCTGGACCGAAAACCACCCAGAGCTTGGGGAATTGCAGTTCTGGACGCAGGAACGGGTTGCTCCAGCAAAGGATGTGCTTGGCCTGCTCGTAGTCATGTTTGAAGATGATTTCGAGGTAGGCGTCTCCACCCTTCTCCCGAACCACTCGGTAGTGGTCCATGAACCCTGACCACCGCGAGCCCTGCTTGTCGATCGTCACGTGGACGTTGCGCTTGGCCCGTCCCCGGAAGTCCATCACCCACTTAGCGAGGTAGTGGTCGAGCGAGAGCTTCAGGGACGCAGTGCCCGTGTCGTTCTCGATGAACTCGTAGTCGATCGCACGCCAACCGGCCACCTCACCTCGGAGGCGGTAGTCCCCGTCCCACAAGCGGACCCAGGGCGGCGCGAGCCGCTCCTGTTCCACCTTGCAGCGACGAGCTTGGATCTTGTTCCAGAGGGCGTCGTGGTCTGCCAGTGTGCTCAGACCGCCCCTTGCGTCGGCCATTACTCCAGCCCCCAGGGCCTCGTCCACGCACGCGGGATGCGGAGCGTGACCATCTGGCCTGGCTCACAACCGCTGACGGTGATCTCGAACGTGTGGGACTTCGTCCACGGGGGGACCGGGTGCCGGAACCGGACACCGTTCATCCGAGCCCACAGCGGGGAACCGGACTCCGATGCAACCTGCTCCACACGGGGGTCCGTGTCGATGACGGCGTTCTCAGCCGGGGCCGTGACCCCTTCGATGCTCGTCTGTGCGTAGACCCACGGCTGGCTTCCGCCAGTCAGGGTGTGCCGCGTCTGGAGCGTGGCGACCGGGAGTCCCTCGAAGATCCCCTTGAACACGATCTGGTAGGGCTGCCACGGATTCAGGATCGGGATCGGTCCACCGGTCACGTCGATGTTCGCAGCGCCGACGCCCGGGAGGGCGGCGACTGCCGTCTTCAGCGTTGCGGGAGAGGCGTTCCGGGGGATGTTGTTCGTCCACACCACGCCGTCAAGCGACAGTTGGAAGAACCCACCGGACGGGTTGCCCGTGATCTTGACGATCTGTGTGGCGTTGGTCCGAAGACCACCGATCAGCGACGGCATCCGAAGCCTGCGGTTGGCCTTCTCCGGGTCCTCGAACGAGTAGTCCGGGATGGTCCAGATGGTGGCCGGTGACTTCGGTGCGCCGAGCCACTCGATACCGGGGATGTACGGTGCCGCTGGCTTTTTGGTCGAGCCCGGGACCTGCCACTTGAGGAACGTGTACTGGTCGGTCGGGTTGAGACCGCCCTTGCCATCTGCCGGGTCGACGGTGATGTAGAGCGTCTCGGTGGGTAGGGCTGCCTGCGGCCAGGGCCACGGCAGGGGGTTCGGGTCGAACGTGGTGTCGTTCGATGTCAAGGCCGAGTAAACAACATCGTCCTCGTACCAGAACGGGTCACCTGAAACGCAGACCATGCCTACGCGAGTGATGGTTTCGCCATCGGGGTCCGTAAAGAGCGAGATGTCCGGGGACTCACCCAACCGCAGCTTGAGGTAGCGGTGTCCTGACTGTTCCGTCGTGATGTGGAGCTTGCAATCGCGGTCGAATGCCCACGCCTTGCGCCACTCCGAATCACGCGACATCCAAGAGTCAGAGCCCTTGTCGTTGAGGATCTCGACGCCAAAGACGATGTCTCGGCGGAGAATACGGTGGCTGAGGTACCGGGCACCAGGATAGTTACCCGGTTCCTCATAGACCACTTTGACAGGGGGATCATAGAGTCCCGTGACGCCGGTACCGAGCCAGATGCCTCGGTCACCGTCCGTCAGGTTGAACCACTCGCCGTTGACACCTTCGAGTTCAACGACGGTTCGCACTACTACCTCCTTGGGGTGTATTGCAGCGCCCGCTTGTTGTCGAGCGTCTGCTTGGCGGCGAGAGCGTCGTCCATCGACCCGACTTGGATCGTGGTGCCGCCCATACCGCCTGAGATCAACTTGGAGAGCATTCCGCTGGCCCAGCCGAGACCTTGCTCAGCGAGTTGGGGGATGGCCCCCTGGCCGGAAATGCCTAGATCCGACTGGAACTGTTGGACATTCGCCATTGCGAACGACTTGCCGATGTCGACCATCTTCGTGAGTTGGTCTTCCATCAACTTGTCCGTCTTCTCAACCTCGTCGCCGTACTTCTGCGAGAAGCCGAGTTGATCGGACTGGAGCTTGAGTTGGTCCCGGACGGTCTGTAGCTGCTTCATCTGGTCACGGAGAGTGGCCTTTTGGTCCTTGTCCTCCGTACCGTTGACTTGCGTCTTCAGTTCGTCCCGAGCCAGGGTCAGCTCGTCCATCTGCTTGCGAAGCTGTTCCTTCAGCCCATCGGTGTTGAGCGTGCCCGAGTTGATCGCATCGCTGATCTCGTCAGCGAGTTGAGACGCCCGGTTCTTCACTCCCTCGAAGCCGCCCTCGATGCCGTCCTGGAGGCCCTGCATGAGAGCCATACCGTTGGGTGTCAAGACCTGCCGGTCATAGGGCAGTGGGCCTTTCAGCCTGGCGATGGTGTCTGCGATGGTGCTGACGAAGTCGAACACCTTCTGGGCACCAGCCCGGATGCCTGCGAGCAGACCGTCCATGAGGGCTTGGCCCGCGCCAGACAGGTCGATGCTCGTGATGGCCGAGAAGAACCTGCCAGGCCACGTCCCGATCTCCGAGACGATCTCATTGGCCTTGTCCTTCACCGTCTGGACGATCTCGGCGAACTTCGTCTCCACAGCGGTTTTCACTGCGTCCCAGACGATCCCGGCGATGTCCTGGAGGGTGCCCCAGGCAGCGGACAGTTGGTCGGGGATGTTCCCGAACCACTCACCGATACCGCTGAGCGCGTTGATGGCGTTCGTCTTGATGGTGTCCCACGTGCTGCTGGCGGTCGACTTGATCGTCTCCCACAGACCCGAGAACCAGATGCCCGCATTACTCCAGGCCGTCTGGACGGTCGTCCACGCGGTGGTGGCACCGGTCTTGATGTCACTCCACAGTGCGCCGGGGGCTTCCTTCGCCTTGCCCCACATCTCACTGAACCACTCGGTCATGCCGTTCCACTTGCCCTTGGTCCAGTCGACTGCTGTGCCGGCCTCCTCACCGACCCCTGTCCAGAAGCCATTCCAGCCGTCGCCAACTCGCTTCCACCAGTCAGAGAAGAACGGGGCAACGTCTTCGTTCCACGCCTTCTTGATGGCGTCGGGAGCGGTCTTCTTGATCCACTCGGCGGCAGAGCCCTTCTCGTAGCCCTTGTCGAAAGCGCCTGTGTTCGAGCCGGGGACGACGTTCTTCTCGTCCTGCTCCTTGTTGCCGATCAGCCACTCAGGCGGCTTGAGGCGGTTGAGCAGATCCGAGATGGCGACGATCGAAGCGAGGGCTTCGCCGATGCCTTCCAGCGTCCGAAGGAACTCGTCCATCTTGGCCGGGTCCTTCATGAACTCCATGCCCTTTTCGCCCATCTTGCCGAGGGCTTCGAGGACCGTCTTGAGCGTCGTACCGAGCGTGTCGAACGCCGCGTCGAGCGTGCCGTCCTCGGACATCTGAGCGACCCAGTCCTTGAAGGACTTGCCAGCCCCGTTGAACCAGTCGGCCAGGTCGGGCATCTTCTCGGTGAACTTCTCGGCAACCTGCATCAGGCCAGCGGTGAAGTCCCGGATGCCTGGTGTGGCCCTGGTGAGCCCACCCGCGATGTTGTTGATCGTGCGCTGAATCGACTCCATGCCTTCAGAACTCGTGATGGTGTCCACGAACCCTCGGGTCATGTCTGCGAGGCCAGCCGCGACACGTGGCATGGCGTTTTCGAGCATCGGGAAGATCCCGCCGAGCTTGTCGAAGATCGGTGTGAACCGTTCCTGGAACGTGTCCGACATCGTCTTCTTGAGCCCGTCGAAGGGGACCTTCAGGCCCTCTGCTGCCTTGCCCAGTCCCTCCAAGCCGAGTGCGATCGCCGCGATGGGTGTCAGCACCAGGGAGATGAGTCCGGGGAGCGTCAGCAGCGCGGTCGTGATGAGACCGATCAGCGGAGCAGCGACCAGTGTGATCGCCCCGAGGATGACCCCGTAGCCCGCCGCGTTGATGCCAGAGCCGAACGACGGCCCCTTCATCTTGTTCATGCCGTCGAAGACGCCCCGGATGCGATCCAGCGCACCGCGTTTCACGTCCACGTCGACTTCGGCCTTGATGCCCTTGGTAGCGGCCTTGACCTTTTGACGGACGCCCGCCGTGTTGGCGTCTACGTTGGCTGTGACCTTGATGTCCTTGGCCATCGCCTTCAGTTCCGCCATCGCAGCGGCGAATTGGGACTTCAGACCCGCCGAGTCCAGATCAGCGTTGACGGTGACCTTGCCCTTGACCGTGCGCTCGATCGCTTCGAGTTCCGCCATGATTTCTTCACGGAACTTCTTCAACAGGGGGACGACTCGGATCGAGATCCGCCCTACTTCCTTGCCGCCAGCGTCGGCCACTTACCCACCACCTTCCTTCAGTTTCTTGACCGCTTGGAGTTGGGCTCTCGCCATGAAGGCGAAGGAACCCGGCTTCGTATCGCGGACCTTCTTGGTTGTCTTGTCGGGGATCGGGTAGGGCTCAGGCACCTTGGGCTTCGACTTCTTCGGGTCGGAGTTGGCCAAGATGGTGATGTACTGGAGTGCCTTCACCGCGTTGATGAGGTTCGCCGTCATGTAGCGGTCCTGGTTCCACCCACGGAATGCCTCACCGCCACGGAGTTCGGCGACGAACGCCGACTCGATGGGGAGGTTCCTGACGTGGAGGAGAACCCAACTGGGTGAGAGCGGGTCAACCTCCGAGAACAGGTCCCGGAGGTCAATCCCGTAGTAGTGCTTCAGATCTGGGACGAGATTCTCGCCGTACCTGTCAATCAGGCGGGCGAGTTCCCGGCTTCCCCCACCTGTGCTCCACCGATCCACTTGTTGAGCACCTGGGTCATCAGCGTGACCTTGATCAGGGCGTCGGGATGGTCGAGTTCCTTCAGCAGCTTGGCTGGGCTCGACGCGATCAGGTTGAGGATCTTGGCGATGGCTTCGACCAGGAGTTCGGCTTCCGCCTCGTTCAGTTCTTCGTCATCGTCGTCGTCGCTGTTGATCGACTTCAGATCCTCCAGGGTGTCGCCCACGAGATCGCGGGTCTTCTTCCCCAGGCGCAAAAGGCTTTTGAGTTCGACCTCGGACCCGTCACTCAGACCGATCTTGACGGGGGCGAACTTCTTCTCGGTCTCGCTGCGGAGATCATCGAGGGAGTATGAGTTGGACATTGGCAGACCTTTCGTAGTCGGCGGGCCAGAAGTTGGTGAAGCTGGGGGGAGGGGAAGGCCCGCCAAGGAAACCCCTCCCCCCTGGTCTAACGGACATCGTTCGATGTCAAGTTGGGATCAGCCGCCCCCGCCACCGGAGGTGGGCTTCGTGAGAAGCGCCTTCGAGATCCACTTGTAGAGAAGCTGACCGGCCATGTCGAGGAACGTGGCCTTGACCGGCAGACCGGCGAAGCCGTCCACCGGCAGGTCGATGCTGTCGTCACGCTTGATCGACGCCTTGGCGGCGTAGAACCCGATGCGGGTTTCGCCGTCCACGATGATGACCAGGAAGGCCCGCTCGACCGGCTTGAAGTTGCCGTCCACACCGAACTCGCCGTTCACGGTGGAGGCATTCTCGCCGTAGTAAAGCTCCAGGGAGCCCAGGTCGAACTGCTCCAGCACGACGGTCACCGAGTCAGCGACGGGGTCGCCACTCTCGACCTCGCGGAGTCGCTTCTTCTGCCAGGTGCCACGGACCTCGGTCTCGCCGCCGTCGTACCCGAACTCGGGCATGTCGTCCCGGCTGGTGTGGCCGATCTGCTCCCACGCGGGGGCCAGGGTGGCGAACGTCTCCAGGTTCAGGGCGTCCAGTTCTTGTGGCGTCGGGGCTGCGGTGCCCGGAGGGGCCGTGAACAGATACCCGACCGCCGCTGTGATTACGGCATCGTCATTGAGCGCCATACGCTCTCTCCTTAGTTGGTTTTCCGGGGCCGAACCCCGAGTTGGATGAGTCCCTGGACGCGCCAGGAGTCCTGGAACGGTGAGCTGAACTCCGTCATGCCCATCGTTTCCTTCATCGAATGCAGATAGCCTGCGTCCGTTTGCGTTTGGCGTCTGACCGCCTCGTAGAGCACGTCGAGGGCGTCCTCGTAAAGCTGCTCCGTCTCGGGCAGCCCCTCGTCGCCGTAGGCCGTCATTTCGATCACCGGCCTACCGAGTACCGTGGGCCTTCGCGGGTCCCTCCCGCCGCCGAGGCGACGGACGTTGATCATCGGGAAGTGCCGGAAGTCGATGTTCTCGACCCACGACCCGACCTTGACCGGATGCTCCTGGTCGGTCAGTCCCACTCGGAGGAGCGGGAGAACGATCGCTGTAGCTCTTGGCATCTTCGCCATGTGTTCTCCTTCCTTAGTCGAGTAGTCCTGCGCCGCCCGTGATGATGTAGAGCCCCTTGACGTGCTTGGGGGTGCCGTCCTTGTTGCCGAACTTCCCCTTCACGAAGTGACCGAACTCGATCGAAAGTGCGTTGGGGTCTTCGAGATTGATGAACGAGTCCACGTCGCCCTGGGTGACCGTGACCTTGGCCTGGCCCTGGTATCGGTGCCGAGCCAGCCTGGCCTTCGCCTTGCGTGCCCCGGACTCCGCTTCGTCGTGGACCTCGTCCTTGACGCCTGGGATCTCGACCACAACGTGGTGGAGCGCCTTCTCTTTGTAGAGTCGCGCCATCAGTACCTCTTGACGGTGTAGGTCATGTGCCGAGTGCGCCGGGAACTCTTGTAGTGGTTGACATCTCCGAACAGCGCCCAGCGAAGTGGGTTGCCCTCGGTGTCCGTGCCCCACTCGATCTGCGACTGCATCCCGAGCACAGCGGTCCAGGAACGCGGCAGCCGCATCGTGTAGACGCGCTCCGACTCGAACCCCTCGTTGTCCTGTTCCTGCCGACGAGACGACGTACCCGACTGCCCCAAGACCTGGAACCGAGCCTTTGCAGGAATCCCGGTCTTGGATGGGCGAGTTCGTGTGTTGCCGTCGATGTCGGTGACGACCTCCTGGGGGTAGATGACGATCGGCTCGTAGAGAGCGCCGTCGTCCAGGAGGCTCACTGTTCGGTCCTGGTCTGCTGACCCCAGTACACCCGCCAGTCGTGAACGCAGACGTGCGGAGCATCGGGGTCCACGTCGTGAACGCACCGAGCCGGGTTGAACAGTCGACCGTTGATGAGGACTGGAGTCTGTGGAACCAGTTCTGGCTCGCCGTAACTCATGTCGGCATCACCACGTTCGGCTCAAGAATCCACATCGAAGAACCAGAGACGCCGAGCGTCTCCCACTCCTCGGGGAGGATCTCCAGCTTCCCGCTGCTCAGTTCCGACTGGAGCATGTAGGTGTAGTTGCCGTCCGACTCCGACAGGTACCCCTCGGGGTTACGTGCCAGCCGCAGAACGGCATCCGCCTCTACCTGCTTCACGTCCTCCACGTCGATCGTGTCGGCGTCGATCTGATCGTCCAGATCCTTGATCCGGCGCTTGATCTTCCGCTCTACGTCTCCGAGTCGGGCTTCGATGAGCGCGACAGTCTCAGGGTCGAGGCTGGCGATGGCCTTGCCCCAGCGCACCGCTACGTCAGTTGCCGTGGCGTGGGCCATGTGTCACTCCTCGTCGTCGGTGTCTTCGTCCTCGTCCTCGTCTTCGTCGTCCTCTGGGGCGTCTTCGACGGGCTCTGGTTCGGGTGCCGGCTCAGGTGCCGGTGCGGGCTCCGCTGGCTTGGCCGTGCGGGGCTTGCGGGTCTTCTTGACCGGGGCGGCTGCCGCCTCGTAGGCCGTGAAGTAGGTGCTGGCGATGAGTTCTGCGCCGTACTCGTCATCGACTTCGCAGACCACGCCGTTGATGCTGTGTTTCACGAGCATGTGGTGGTTCCTTTCTGACTGAAGGGGAGGGGAGCCCGAAGACTCCCCGTCCCGTTCAATGTCAAGTTGCGATCAGGAGGTCGGCAGGGTCTTGTCCGTCAGCTTGACGAACGCGCCCGTGTCGTTGCACAGCCACGCGAACTCGGCCTCGGCGCGAACCGCGACCATGTTGTGCTGCCACAGGGACACCAGGTTGGGGTTGCCCGCCGTGCCGAAGTCCAGGGTCGCCTGGTCGGTCACGTCGAAGCTGATGCCACCGATCTGGCCCCAGATGCACTGGCTGAAGTCGCCCATGAAGCCGACGACCCGGCTGCCCGCCGTGCCCTTGGCGACGTGGTCGTTCAGGACGGTCGGACGGCTGAGGATGCGGCCCTCGCGGAACGGGTTGGTCAGCTCGGAGTAGGTGGACTCCACGAACAGCGGGCGACCGTTGGAGTCGACCGAGCCGTTCAGGAAGGGCTCCGTGATGTTGTCCAGCAGCGTGCCGTTCCACTTCTTGCCCGCGTTGACGAGCAGGGACAGGCCCGTGACACCGATGCTCTGGTACACGTTGGTCTGGTTGCCAGCGGCGGCGGCGGTATCGGCGAGCGAGACCTCCTTGGTCGTCTGGGCCAGGAAGCCACCGAAGTTGGTGGGCTTGTTGTCACCGTGCATGGTGGCCGCGTCGAACGCGAGCGCGAACGCTTCCGCGATCTTGGTCCGCATGGTGCCGATGTAGTTGAGCGGGTTGAGACGCACGACTTCAGCGGACTCGGCGAAGATGACCGCGATCTTCGTGGGCTTGAGTTCCTGCTTGTTGAACGAGCCCTTGGTCAGCGGCTTCTGCTCACCTTCACCGACCCACTGAGCCTGAACGGTGCCGTTCCAGTGGGGGATGCTGATGCCGGTCGGACCCATCGGGACCTTGCGAGCGAGGCGCTGGACGATCGAGGTCTTCTCGATCTCCTTGAAGTAGTCCTCGGCCTGCTCGGGGGTGAGGAACGCGCTGAAATCACCGGTCGTTGCGACCTGCGAAGGAACTGCCATGTTGTTGCTTCCTTTCGGATGGTGTTGCGGGACTTAGTTGTCCCCGAGTGCCTTGCGGAACATCTCCAGGACCGGATCGCCGTTGAGCGGGATGTGCCCGCCGTGGCCCTGCGACGGATCGAAGGCCGGTCCCTTACCTGGGGTCTTGCCATAGATGGACTTGACCCTCTGAACCGACGCCGAGATGCTCTCCTCGTCGGTGCCCTGAACGAGTTCGGCTACCGTGAGCACGTCCTCAGTCGGAATTTCCGCCCCCAGAACGGCTTTGAGCTTCGCAAGCTCGACCTCCCGGGCAGACAGATCCGAAGTGAGACCCGCGATCGTGGTGTCCCTCTCGGCCAGTTGCGGTTCGTACTCCTTGACGACCTCGGACCTTGCTTCGGTCTTGGCCGTCTCGACCGCGTCCTTCTTCTCGTTCCGGTACTTCGCCGCTTCCGTGCGGAGCCCTTCGACGTAGTCCCTGCTGAATGTCTCGGCGGGGGTCTCTGGTGCTGCGGGGGTCTCGGGAGTTGAAGGGGTATCTGACATGGTGAATCTGCCTCCTGGGCATGGTTGAGCCCCATCTGGGGGCTTGGGTGATGTGTGAGTTACGCCGCGAGAGCGGAGAACTCGTTGGTGCTGATGTCGCCGCGTGACAGCCGACGACGAAGCGCGTTGATCGCTTCCTTGTTCCGGTTCGTACTGCGGGCCTCGCCGGATTCGATAAGCCGAATGGCTTCCTTCGTGGCGTCGTTCCAGAGGTCGAGAGCCCGATCGGCAGCTTCCTGCCCAAACCAGTTCTCGTTCTTGAACACTGGCACCACCTTGCAGTCGCATCCCGTATGCCACTGCTGGACGTGCTTCTCAATGTCGGCGTAGTAGACCGCTAGATCGCCGTTGGCCTTTTCGTACAGGTCTTCGGCTTTCTCGTCACTGAGATCCAAACCTGCTGTGTCTGCACCGAGGTACACAGGCCCTCGGGAGATCAGCATCAAGCACCAGGCGCATGTCTCGCGTCCGGTGGCAACTCTGGCCCAGCCCTTGATGATTCGGGGCTCGGGATCGTTTTCTACCGCGTGGATGATCTGTTTGCGTCCAGCGTTCTCGACTTCTCGAACCGCTCGCATGGCGAGGTGGGCGACAGCGTCATCGGGGGCGTCCATCTGGGACATCCGCTGACGTGCGGGCTCCATGTTCTGCACGAACCAGTCGAACCGGTAGCTCTCCAGGGGCCGGGGGTTCCGGGGGATGCCCGGGTGCTGTTGATCGCGCTGTGAGTCGTAGAACCTCCGGGCCAGCGAGGCGGCGTTGAACCGCCCCTGCTGCACCTGGGGGAATAGCAGTTCCATCAGCCTGAGCCATTCCCGAACTGCGAGTGCGGGTTTGGCGAACATGCTGCCGAACTGTTGGACGTAACGGGCTGTCACTGCGGAGATGGCGGCTTGCTGGGCTGCGTACTCCTCTGGTGTCATGCCGCGTCAGGCTCCTTCGCGGGAGCCGGGGTTGGTGTCGGCTTGTCCGGTGTCGGCTTCGGGGTCGACGGGTCGGTCCCGTACATGGTGCCCATGAGGCCCATCGGGTTCTCCTCCTCGTCCCACTTCCGCATCTCCTCGCGTTCGGTCACCGAGTAGCCGATGTCCATGCGGGCGCGCTCCTTCGGGATGACTCCGTTGCCGCCGTTGTAGAGCTTGGAGGCTGCGTCGGCCTTGGCCGCGTAGGTCGGAGTTGACGGGTCTCGCCAAATCGTCTCCATGCGGAAGTACTCGGGTGGGGTCTCTCCACCGTTCATGACCTTGTAGGCCACGCGCATCGCCTGTTCCCAAGCGCCACCGAAGATCTTGTTCTTGCGCTCGGTCTTCTTGACCAGGCGGGACTCCGATGCCTTGATGGCCTCAGCGGAAGCCGGGTTGTCCGAGTTGTTGCTGAGGTACTGGGGAGGAAGCCCCGTGTAGGAGGCTGCCTTCCGGTCCAGGGCGTCGAGTGCGTCCACGAAGTTCCGAAGCTCTGCGGCGCTGAACTGCTCTGCCTTGCCCTCTGGCGAGTCGAACGCCAGGATGCGGGCCATGTAGGCGTCGAACAACTTCTGGCCGGTGTCCGGGTCGATCCCAATCTCCTTGGGGTCTACGCCGAACAGCAGCCGTTGTGGGATCGCCATGAGTTCCGCAGTCGCCTGCATGTTCATCAGGACCCTGGCCGCAGCGTCGGTCACCGACCGAAGCTCGGGCGAGATCTCCGACGTGCCATACAGATCCGACAGGCGGGTCCGGTTGGCCAGCGGGATCACGGGGACCATCTCCAGGCCGTGTGTGACCGTGGTGACGAGTTCCCATTCGCCTTCGACCTTGTTCCAGATGACCGTCTTGTCGGGCAGGTACAGGGTGGCCGCGATGGTGTCGTTGCCGTCTTCGTCCAGGATGGCTCGGATCGCCTGGGTTACCTGGCGGGTCCGGGGGTCGATCGCCGCGTACAGCGACGTGGGCGGCTCGACTCGGATGATCGGAACGTCGGGGTCAACGTCCAGGTCGATCTTCGGATCTGGCTTCGAGACGGTGATGTACGACCGTCCGTAGACCAGGGCGTCCGCGTGGCCCAGCGTGGCCTCGATGTCGAGGTTGTTGGCTGACCACCAGTCCCAGAGTTCCTCGTCGGCTTCGTCAGCTCCACCGAGCCGGAACCCTTCAAGCTCTTGGCGTTCGGCGATGGAGTCCACGTAGACCCGTGGGTATCCGACGTGGGAGAGCAGCGCACGCATCTTGGGCGGGACAGCCAGGCCGATGGCATCTGGCCGACGCTCTGCCTCGTAGTACGCCTTCGCGTCTTTGAGGTCGTTCTGCTTCTGCTCGAACAGGTTGAGGAGGTCGTCGCGTGCCTTGTCTACGTCGACAACCTTGGTCTCGTCTGCCATTACTGGATCACCACCGCTCTGCGGCTTCGGTTCTTCTTACTCATCAGGAAGTCCTGTCTCGCCCCGAATGCCAGGACCGCACAGACAGCAGCGTCGATCTTCTTCGTGCTGTCCTTGCTGGCCTTGCGAATCGAGATGGCGTCGTAGGTAGTTGGGTGTCTGCGGGCGTTGAGGATGTGCTGTCGGAGGACCGGGCTTCCGTCGTGGAATAGCTCTGCCTCCAGGACCGCGTCCAGGAACCGCTCGCAGTCAAGGGCGAATCTCTTTGTCTGACCGCGCATGTCGAATGCGATCGGATTGCCGGGTGTGGCGTTGACCTTGATCTTGCGTTTGAAGTCCCTACCCCACTGGTCGACGTATGCCTCGAACTCCTTCACGTCGGCCCGGAACGCGACAACGTCGAACCGCTCGAAACACGAACGGACAGTTGCGTCTACGTCTTCTCGGGGAACCTCGCCTCCAGCGAACTTCTCCGGGTCCCAGGTTTTGATCAGGAACAACATTCCGTCCTCGACACGGCACGCCACCAGGGCGGTGTGGTCGTTGGACTTCGAGCCGTCGAACCCGAGAGTGATTCGATCGCCCTTCTTGAGCTTGAACAGGTTGTCCGTCAGGGACAGTGCGTTCCACTCGTGCGGTGCGATCCACGAATCCTCGTGGGCGTTGATCTGGTTGAGGAACTTCCGCCTGGACTCCGTGACCGGTCGTCGCCGGTCCAACATCGACATGATGATGGTGTCCAGGTCTAGCCACACGGCATCGCCGCGTGCGATCTCCAGCCCCTCACGGAGCTTGGCCATCCCCTTGTCGAATCCCTCGGGATCTTCTACGGGGGAGGGGATCTCGCTCAGCGGGGTATCCGCTGGTGCTTCGAGCGCGTCGTACAGGAACCCGGTGTCGATCGCCTTACCGGACATGACATCCATGTGGGCGTCGTAGTCGCGTTCGGCGTCCGAATCCTGTCCGGGGATGTGCCCGTTGCAGATTGAGAGCGCCCGACACACGCCGTAGGCCGACTTGTCGACGTTACCGGCGATGACCTCGGACATTGCGTGCCCGTTGTTGGTCTCGATCCACCACTGCGTCTCGTTCTTGATGACGAACGTCGGTCGCTTACCTTCGAGGGTCAGCGGGTTCGACGTGGCGGCTTCGATGACGCCACCGATGTTCTTGGCGTAGACGATGGTCTTGTTGAACTCGATCTTGAACTCGGCCTTGAGTTCCTCCGAGCACAGCACCGGGAACAGCGAGAACGTGTTGCGGGTCTGGTCTTGCGAGACCGCCGCGACCTGAATCCAGGCAGACGGCTTGCGCTTGCCTACCGGGCGTCCATTCTCCCAGTGCGAGAACATGACTGGCCCACACAGTTCGGCCAGCGCCATAGCGCCAGCCAGCGGGTCCTTGCCCCAGCCCTTGAGCCGGCGAAGGAGTCCGTTCCGGTAGACGAACTTGCCGAACTTGTCGACGGCGTACCACCAGACGATGAACCGGGCCTGCTCGTCGGTGGGCATGAAGTTCGAGCCCGCGTCGGGTCCACCCGGGAGCCGTAGGTACTCGAACATCCAAGCCAGCACTGCGTATCCGAGCGAGTGCTCGGGCAGGTAGAACTTCCCGTCAGTGGTGCGTTGCCAGGTGGGTCCCGTGATGTGAGCGGGAGACGGGGCAAGCTCTGGTGTGTCGCTCACCCCGACCTCCTCTCATGTGGTTACGGCAGCCGAATCGAGTTGAGAACCGCCTGTGCTTCGGGTCCGAAGACCGGGATGGTGCCGAGGGACTCGCCTGCGGCCTGCTTGAGCCGATCGAGCCGTGCGACAGCGTCATTGGCCTCTTGGACCACGACTGGGATGTTGGCGATGACCTGGTCCAGTGCGGACACCTCGGGGGCGTCGACTGTGCCGTCCTTGCGCTGGCGGTTCAGGATCGCGCCTGCCGTGACGGCTGCACCGGCACCGATCAGGCTGCCGACGTTGTCGACCAGCGAGGCCAGGTTGACGGCCTGCTCCGAGGACAACACCTTCAGGAAGGCGAGCAGCGGCAGGATGCCTGCGATGGCACCGGAGATCAGGTAGTAGTTCTGGCGGATCTTGGTCACTTGTTGGGTCCGTTCTGGGTAGCGAGGAGAGACTGAAGTCGGCGAATCACGAACTGAGCGCGGGCAACTGCGTCCGGGAACTTGCCGCAGGGACCCTTGCCCTGAGCCAGTTGCGCCACGATGGCGATTGCAGCCGGATCGCCCTTGTAGGCGTCTTCCTCGATCTTCTCGTCGTACTTCATGGCGTCGATGTTGCGGAGCAGGTCGATCGCGGAGAGGTTCTCCACGTCGTCACTGCGGTACATCGAGCGCGATGCGTATCTCTTGGGGTCAGCCATTAGCGCGTCCCATTCGTCAAGCTCCTCTTGGGGTGTAATCAGTTCCAGCAGTTGGTCGCCCAGTGCGCGGGCGCGGTTGTATCGGTTGCGACGGTCTTCGATGCCGTTCTGGCCACCGTTGATCCGCTGGGTCACGGTGATGAGGTCTTGCCTGTCGGACAGCGCGTTGATGTCTGTCCGGGCGACGGTCCAGTACCAAGCCGCGCCGAGACCGGCCCACTTCAGGTCAGCCAGCTCGCGGTAGTTCGGTACGAAGTAGTCGGGTGTCGGCACCAAACCTCGGTCGAAGCACCACTTCGAGAACGCCCGGTAGTTGTAGTCCCAGGTGATCTGAATCCACGTCCTGCCGATGTACGGCGCGTAGCGACCGTTCTTGGCAATCTCCTCGGTGTACTGGAACGAGGCCGACTCATGTCCGACCTGCGCCAGCCACATGGCGATGCGGTTGGGGTTGGTGCAATCGCTGGCCACGAGCCCCGCCATGACAGCGGGCAGGATCTCGGTGGCGCGAGCCAGGTTCAGCCCGGTCGCCCGTGCGAGCACGTCGGCAGCCACGTTGACCGGGGCGTTGCCACGGCGGAACGTCGAGAACCCGTCAGCGCGGATCTTGCGGTCGATGAACGCCTGCGTCCGTGCCTGGCCGTAGGTGTTGCCACCCATCTGGAAGTGCATCCAATCGCGGTTCGACCAGAACCCGCCGCAGAACACGAAGCCCTCGTAGAAGTCGAGCAGTTCGCGGACCCTGCGGGCCTTGTCGCCGGGGTAGGCCCTGGCCTCAGAGATGTTGTAGCGGAACGTCTTTCCGTCCTCGCCGTTCCAGTTGAGGTCCATGCCGGTGCCCGACAGGTGGTTCGAGTTCCCGACCGAGTTCTCCCTGGTCCAGCACGCGGAGTCCGCGTCCCGGAGGGGCTCGATGTATGCGTGGTAGTCGGCAGCGAAGGCTCGCAGGATGGCGAGGGGCCAGCCGGTCTGGATCTCCAGCCTGACGTTCGTGCCCGGGACCGTGATCCATTGGCACGACGCCTGATCGACCATTGGCCAACCGTTTTCCGACCAATCGTTGCCGTAGACGTTACGGCGACCCATCAGATGCCCAGTTGCTTGGCGATCACCGGGAGCCAGCGGTCATCGAGCGTGCCGGGGATGACGTTCGGGTGCTTGATGCAGTACTTGACGATCTGCTTGAGCAGCAGTGCGATGATCTTGGCTCTCATGGCCGTCTCCAATCGGGGATAAAAAAGACCCCCGCCTGCGAGAGACGAGGGTGGGTGAAGTAGTGCGGGGTCCCCTCTGGGTTAGGGGACCGCCGCCTGGTCTATGCGAATGCGCGGAGCCACGCCTGGCCGCGACCGCCGACGAAACCGTCTCGGTTGCCGAAGGCCGTGCCCTGCTGGCTTGCACCGCCAGCCCCAACGCCGCCAGCGCCGGAACCGCCCGTGCCTGCCGTGTATGGGAACCCGTTGTAGTTCTGGGTGACGGGTGAGGGGCTTGCGCCGTTCCTGGTGCCGTTGCCCCAGCCCGCGCCGCCCGAGCCGCCCGGTGCTGACAGGGAACTGAGGATCGTTGCGCCGCCGTTGCCGCCGTTGGTTGCGCCGCCACCGGAGCCCGCTGCGCCGGGTGCGCCGACGCTTCCGAGGAGTTGCGTGACCGACCAAGGGAGGTCGACTCCGCGCTCCAAGGTGCCTACGAGCCACTGGCCTGCCGCACCACCGTTGCCGGGGAGGAACAGGGAGCCGTTACCGCCACCGCCGCCTGCGCCGAGCAGGACGTAGTCGATGTAGCGAGCACCGTTCGGGATGTCGAAGGCGAACGCACCGACCGTGGTGAACGTCTGGGTCCCGCCGACAAGCGCCGTCAACCAGACCAACTCGTTGCCGAGGAAGCACCGCGAGACGGGCGAAGTCCCCAGGTAGATCCGGGGTGGGTATGCGCTGTTCAGTCGAGAGGTCCCCATCGGTCAGCCCACGATCACGTAGAACGTGGTCCCGACCTTGGACATCGAGTCGTATGTGGCCTGGGTGACTCGTACGAAGTCAAGTACCGTGCCGTTCGATGACGGGGTTCCCGATGGGCCTTGTATGCCCTGGTTGCCTGTGTCTCCCTTGGGACCCTGAATGCCTTGGTCGCCCTTGGCTCCGGTGTCACCTTTGAGACCTTGGATGCCTTGGTTTCCGGTGTCTCCCTTGTCACCCTTCTGGCCGGTCTGTCCGGGGTTGCCCTGGACACCTTGAATGCCCTGGGAGCCGGTATCGCCCTTGTCGCCCTTCGGTCCTTGGATGCCTTGATTGCCCTGGTTACCTTGCGGCCCTTGGATGCCGACGAACGGAACACCCTGGCCGTTGGCCGGGAACCCGTTGTCGTAGAAGTACAGACGACCGTCTGCTTCGTTGACCCATGCCTGGCCGAACTGGGGGTTGGGCAGTGAGGCGAGCGCCGCGTAGTTGGGGACGCTGCCCTCGATGTCGAGACTGACGCCTGCCTGGCCCTGGACACCCTGGATACCTCGGGGGCCTTCGTTGCCCTGGAGCCCTTGGACACCTTGGTCGCCTCGGTCACCCTTGATGCCTTGGACGCCCTGGATACCCTGGTCGCCCTTCAGACCTTGGAGTCCGGTGGGACCGCGATCTCCGGTCTCACCCTTCTCGCCGCGTTCGCCCTGGAGGCCGCGCTCACCCTGTTCGCCCTTGGGTCCGCGAGGACCGACCTGGCCGGGGAGCGCGATGATCTTGCCGAGTGGACGGGTTGCGGTGCCGATGATCGAGCCGTTGGGGGAGCCGACGAAGGACATAGCCGGCACTCCCGCTGGGGGGATGCCTCTGAGCCTCATTCCTGCACCGTGACCGTTCCGCGTGCGATCGGGTCGCCGCCAGCGGGCTCACCCGCAGCGAGGAACACCAGTTGCCACTTCGTCCGGGCCGGGACCAGGTTGACGGCGGTGTGCTCGACCTTCAGCGAGGCAGTGTCCCCGTCGATGACGAAGTCCCACCGCTGGCCGTTGGAGAACTCGAAGTAGAGAGCGCCAGCCGGGTAGTCGGTGGGCTCACCGACCTCGTCCAGGTTCTCGAAGGCCCACTTGAAGTCCCGATTCTTGGTCAGGACTAGCTGGTCAGCCTCCAGCGCAATGCCGATGACGGCCATGTGTCTCCTTCTGGTTGATGGGTCCTCCCGGGCAGGGGAGCCGGTAGCGGGGCTCGACCCCGCCCGGGGGACCGGGCTTATCCGCCGAGCTTCTGGCGGAACATGTCTTCGAGGCTCACGACCTTGCCGCCGCCCTCGGGGTTCCGTTCGACCTCCATGCGGACACGTCGCCGGTCGCCCTCGGTCATGAGGAGCGAGGTGAGCATCTGGTTCACCGAGGCGAGCATCTGGGCACTGGGCTTGTTGGACCAGAGGAGCCGGTTGACGAAGTGGAGCGTGAGGCGAGCGTGCTGCCAGTCCGATGGCTCGTAGAACTTCGACTGAGCCGACTGTCGGAGGCTCTCGTAGAGGTCTTTGCACAGTTGGTGCGTTGGGAACGCGGGATCATCGAGGTCAAGATCCGGGATCGGCACTACGCCGATCGCTTCTACCTTCTCGATGGGGATTTCCGGCTTGTTGCGTCGGACGGTTTGGTCCGAACGCTCTGGCACTGGACCTCTCATTGGCACCTCCTGGGTGATGGGACGGCTCCTGGCCGTCACAGGCTCCCGGGGTGTCGTTCTGTTGGTCTTCTCCTCCGGGCTCTCAACTCCCGCTTCCGTGCATGGCCTTCAGCGGAGGACTTACGGTCGTGGCACCACGAGCACGCGGCTCGTAGGTTGCCGATGGAGTGGTCATTCCCTCGGCGGATGTGGTCCACGTCGGTTGCCTTGATGAGGCAACCGTCGATTCCGATCTCGCAGATCCATTCAGCCGCCCGAAGCACCCGGCTTCGGCGGTCCTCCCAGTCGGAGGGCAGATCCTTGGAGCGGTTCGATGAGGTCCACATTCCGGTGGACCTCCTCTATGAATAAGACCGGCCTTCGAGGGCCGGTCTGATACTTGAATGAGCCGCCTTTGAGGGCGGCTCTTGAAGGGGAACCCGAACGAGAGTGAGGTTGACCCCCCTTTATCCCCCCTACTCTCTGTAGGGGGAGGACTCTCTCTACCCTTCCCTGTTGTAGTAGGTGTAACTTTCTGAGTTCGGTCCTCGCACGTAGTGCCGGCTAGAATTTTCAGAGGCCCACGGGGGTTCTGGCGGTACCTCTGACCTGCCGAGAGGCTGTTCGCGTGTCTCCGTGGCTCTGGGCCGTTCCCAGCGGTACTCTGAGGCTGCGCTCGGGGTGAAATCGACCCTGAAACCCGTACAAGTGAGGGCACCCGCA